CAATTTAATAGAAAATTAATAAAGCTTGAAACCCCAGTAAAATCAGGGGTTTCAAAAATTTTATTAAAAAAATTAGCACTCGAGGGTTGTAAGAGCTATTTGAATTTCAACACGTTTCATCAGGCTTTAAAAGCTTATATTTACAGGCTTTTCACGATTTCGAACTTTTCGTCAAGTGTCATTATAGGGCATCTTTTGAATAAAAAATGGTACAGTAAATGGTACAGTAGAGTCTCAGCGAAAGTTGAGGTTCTTTTTTTTTATACTTAAAATTAGTAGAAAGGAAGACTTGATATGACAGAATCAGAAAAAAGACAGTCAGTAGTTCAGGTGATGAGAGGATGGATCGGACGTAAAGAATCCGATGGTTCACACAAAGCCATTATTGATATTTACAACAACCACAAGCCACTTGCTCAGAACTACAAAGTTAAATATACAGATGCATGGTGCATGACAACGGCATCAGCAGCATATATTAAGGCAGGACTTGCTGATATATTTCCGCTTGAGTGCTCTTGCAACAGAGCTATAGCAAAGGCAAAGTCTATGGGATGCTGGGTTGAAGCTGACAGCTATGTACCGAAGCCGGCTGACGCTATATTATACGATTGGCAGGATGAAGGTAAAGGTGACGACATGGGGGTACCTGACCATGTTGGAATTGTTGAAAAAGTAGAAGGTAACACAATAACCGTAATCGAAGGTAACAAGAGTGACGCAGTGCAGAACCGTACTGTAGTAGTTAATCAGAAGTTTATCCGCGGTTATATTTGTCCAAAATTCTCAGCAGACTCTGCACCAGCACCTCAGCCAGCAGTATCGGTTCCATCAAATGTCCTTAGAAAAGGTGATAAAGGAGCAGAAGTTGGAACATTACAGACAATGCTCAATGCTTGCGGATATTATTGTGGTAGAGTTGATAATGATTTTGGTTCAAAGACTGAGAACGCAACTATCGAATTTCAGAAATCAGCATTCCCGAATGACCCAAGTGAATGGGATGGTGAGTATGGCCCTAAGACTAAGGCTAAGTTACTTGCACGGTATAATTCTCGTTCACGGTCAATCACAGCGCATGTACATACCAGTGGCAGCACATTAAGACTCAGAAATTCATCTGGAGTACAGATTGGTTCATTAGCTAATGGCGCTAAAGTGACAGTTTTGTCAAGAAAATGCAAAAATATGCGCATATCCGGTGCAACCACAACTATGTCAAAGATATCTTACAACGGCGCTGTTGGATATGTCGCCGAAAGATATCTTAAATATTAATAAGTTTTCACATACTTCTTAGAGTTCCTGTTGATTAATATTCTTAGTGATTACCTCCTTTCTTATATATTCTAAGAAGTATTGGAAATAATAATAGAGGACTCTCTTTAATTTGAGGGCCCTCTGTTTTTACATGGATTTATATTTTTTGCCTCTAATTTCTAATCTAGGTTAGAAATAAATGGTAATAAATGGAAATTGACCGCACATAGCACCCCATTTTCTATTCTACTGTTAATTCATATTTACATAGTAAAGGAGAAAAGAAATGAGTAAAGATGTACGGTCAGAATTATCAAAAAGAAACAAATGGCATATCAGTAAACACAAGTTTTTGGAATTGAAGCATTTTTGTCTGCAATATCCCGAATGGCATAAGCTATATTTAGAATTATCTCTAAGGGGATACACTGCGGCATCAGGAAATGAGATAAAATGTTGCAATCTTGATGATAATGTAGGTGATGCTGCTATAGAAATGTATTATATTTCAAAGAAAATGGATTTAATAAAAGAGGTTGCATATCGTACAGACCCCATATTAGGCGATTATATTTTCAAAGCTGTTACAAATGGGTATCCGTTCACTTATTTAAAAACTATATTAGAAATACCTTGTGAACGCGATATGTATTACGATAGATATAGGAAGTTTTTCTGGCTGCTGTCACATAAACGATAACGCGTAGAAAACATTGCCTATAATGAAGCACATTAACAGCTTATTATAGGAGGAAATTATTATGCCAGAAGAATTAGAAACAATTATTACAAAACATATTTACAAGAGTTTAAAAGAACGAATAAGAGCAGGAATTTATGTAGTGACAAATGATAAGTATGGCTTGATAGTCAATATTAGACATGATGGATTCAAATTCGGATATTATTATAGCGATTATCACAACGAATCATTTGCAGATTATGTAAGAACCGGCAAAGATGTTCTTTGGATTGCAAATGAAATAGTAGCAATGTACAAAGGCGCAATATTAAACAAATATTTTATAAGTTAATGAATTATAGGACTCAGAGAAATCTGGGTCTTATATTTTGCCCTACACAGTACCCTATGAATCATTATATTTTTGTATCATTAAATTCGCGAAAAAAACAAGGACTAATATGAGAGAACAGCGGTTCGTAATATTAATAACTTACGGCACCTATAGGGTTAGTAACGCGTAATGGCGGGGTTGATAAAAAATGAGCTGTTCTTATTTTTTTGTCTTTTTAAGGAGGTGAACACATGGGAACAACAATAATCATAGTGTCAATTGCAATGGCTTTATCTTTTGTCGTAGGTGCCGTTACGGTATCTATATATGATGATATGCATTGCAAAACACATCACGTAGGAAGTTTGAATTATCAGAAAAATCCAAATGGAAGTTATATTTATTGGATTGCATTTGACAATGAGAAAGCTATGGAGTCGCTGAATGATTACAAAGAGATAATTTTGGATGTGTCGGAGGCGCGGTAAAAACACGGCCTATAATGATACATATTAACACAACACAGAAAGGAGAATCACTATGAGTGAGGAAATTTGCACAGTTGAGGAGAGATTGGAGGATGCTCTGAGTAATCAAATAGCAGAGTTGGACAATGTTGAACCAGGTAGCGATGAGTATACCAATATTTCAAGAGCGATTACAGACCTGTATAAGGTGCGTAATGAACAGCAGAAAATTGAGTCTGATTATGCATTAGCAACAGAGTCACAGGCAATTGACAGAGAGAAGATTGAAGCGGATTCTAAAGCAAAGGCAAAGCAGGCTAAAGTGGATACTGTTGGACACGTAGTGAATGCAGGAAAAACTATTGGAGTAGGATTACTTACAGCAGGGTTGACAATGCTGACAATGGCATTTGAGAACGATGGACATATTCCAGGACTTTCAGCAGCAAGTAAAGTACTTACAAAGTTCAAGATTCTGTAAAAAAGTTAAGGAATCGAAGTAAAGGGTCGTGTATAATACATGGCCTTTTATTTTTTCGCGAAAATTACAACTCATAATATGAGAACAATCAACACGATTATTTAAGGAGAAAATATTATGAGTAGAGTAAAATATTATGGCGAAAACGTGATGATGGCTTATGCAGACAGTATTAGCAAGAAATCAGTAATCACCACAATGACAAACGCTATTATCACATTAGTGGTAGTAATGGTAGTTGAAGCTTTAAAAGAGCTCTAATTGCAAGGGCTCTTTTTTTCGCGAAAATTACAAGTACTAATACGACACAAATAAATACAATTTTTATGGAGGAAACTATTATGAGAAGAGCAATTTATTTAGTATTAACAGCAATGGCAGTTATGATGTTATTATGTGGATGCGGAAGCAAAACTGAAACAAATCAGACTACAGAAGTTGAACAGCAGGAAGTTAAAAACATTAATGATGATATAGATGGTTTTATAGACGATTGGTCAGAAGGCATTGAAGCAATGTATATTCTTGAAGCATTAAGACAAACGTTCGGAGAGGACTTTGATATTAATGAAGCAGAAGACATTACTAGAAATGGATCTGAATGGATTATCTATAATAATCAAATAGTCAGCGTTGAGTATATAAACGACTTGGCAGACAACCTTATGCAGAATGAAATGTAACAGTGATAGCAGCGATGCAACTGTATGCATATGAGGACAGCTTAACTGCTGTTCTTTTTTTCGCGTAGAAAACATAGAGTAATATGAGAAAAAAGTACTATATTCAAGGAGGAAATATTATGAACAGATTTTATGAGGTAATTGGATTAGATGACTTAAACAAGGACGATTTGAGAGATGATATTATTCAGTATACAACATTCGATGAGAATGGAGTGCACGAAAGATACGTCATCAGATTAAATCCTATTGAGGCATTTACTATGAAGATGAGATTGCTGAAATTCAATTTGAAATATGACACAAGAATTGGACTTATTCCAGCGTAAGGGGCTTTACAGCTCCTTATACTTTTGCCAGTTATGAGATACCATTATAATAAGCCTCAATTATATTTTAATAGATATGGCATTACATATGAATGCAATCATCCAGTATATAGTAAATGCACTTTATATTTAGCGAATAATAAGGGATTATCTGTTATTCAGCAACGCTATAATCCTGATGATAAATCAACAACTTGGACAGAACTAGACCCATGGCTTGTTGACGATATTTATACTCAGGTTGGATTCAAAGATTATTTTGAAAAACATGCAGGACCTCCGCAGAATCATATTTATCCAACAGTTACTATAAGACAAATTATGTGGGCACTTAAGATGAAGCCACTAAAACGGCAAACATGGGAAACGACATTTGATAAGTGCCCTATTTAAAATTCGCGTAGAAAACATAGACTAATATGAGAAGAACACAGGAGAAAGAAGCGAGTATAACACATGATGCGGGTTATACAATATATTTAAAAGTATATTATGCTATAGATTAAACTATAGAATCGTGCGAGCCGTTGGGCGTAACGGATTTCGTAAGAACGTCAAGTCAAGAGATAGTGGGCGGTGATATATACACTTTCTTCTCTTTTTCTTTTTCGCGTAGAAAACATGGACTATAGTGAAAAGGAGGTGAAACGTATGAATTATATTTTTGCGGGCTTTTTAATCGGATTTGCATTATTGCTAATCTGTGGGGGCAACAATAATAAATAATTATATCCACCACAACAGTAGAGCTTGAGAAATCAGGTTCTACTTTTTCTTTTCGCGTAAAAAACATAGACTATAGTGAAAAGGAGGTAAGCAATATGATTACATTAATGATATTAGTAATTATAGCAATTGTTATTTTAGCAATAATATTAGCTATAGCATCAGTTGGAGTGGCTGGTATTATAGGGGTACTATTAGCTTTTAGTGATGTTATAATTGCGGGATTAGTAATTTACGGAATCGTAAAGCTTATACAGCATTTCAGAAAAAAGTAAATAATTAGAGACTTAGAAAAATCTAGGTCTCTATGTTTTGTGGATTGAAAGGAGATTAACAATATGTGTAAAAGAGAAATGACATTAGGAGAAGAAATTATTGGATTATCGGCAAGGGGAATTGACATACCTACAGTCGAAAGAATGTATAGAAAGTATATTGAAATGACTGCCGAAAAAGAGTCAAAAGAAACTATGAAAGCGTATTGCATTAATGACGTACTTGCAACTAAAGAGTTTGTTAATGCAGTAGCATTATTCGGAGCACCAGCAAAGTCCGATTTAAAAGATGCTAAGATAGGAGATAAGACAACAATTAAGTTGAACGGATTGGGAAAATTTACAGCAACAGTGCACAAGGTTACGGACGATAAGGTTCTACTTATTTTCGATAATTATGTAGCTAAGAGACCTATGAATGAGCTAGACACAAATAAGGGCAGATTTGAAGACTCTGATTTGAATGAATGGTTACATACAGAGTTCGTAAGGGCATTGCCTTATTCGATTAGAGCAAGACTTACAGATGTAACTATCCCGACAGTAGGTGAGATATTTGGCTGGGACGACAAGCGGAATAGAAATCACTTTTATGCTGATAATGACAAACAGCTTCCGCTTATGATACAGATATACAATCGAGTTGCTTATTATAACAATGAGTGTGAGTGTGGATGGCTCCGTAATGCTACCAAGAAAGAATTTTCTTCGGCTCGTTTCGCTGTTGTGAGCGGCAATGGTAATACGGGCTACTACTACGCTTCGTACTCTTTTGGGGTTCGTCCGGAAATCTGGTTAGTTAAGTGATAATTTTTCGCGCAGAAAACATAGCCTAAGATGAAAGGAGGTAAACGTAATGAACAAAAAAAGTATTTTACGTTATGCAGTAATTGGGTTACTTGGGGCACTTACAGCTCTGTCGACTCAGATTAACAACGAGAGTAAAATAGAAAAAGAGGTTACAAAACGTTTAGCAAAGAAAGAGGAGTCTTAGCAGGCTCTTCTTATTTTTCGCGGTAAAAACATTGCCTATAATGAAAGCATATTGATTAAATTTATATTTAGGAGGTACTTAATATGAGCAAAATTACAGAAGCAGCAAAGGGTCTAAAAGCAGCAGCTTGCGAATTGCACAATAATGAATATATTAAAGGATATAATCATTCCTGTGTAACATCAGCGGCAGCTATATTAGTTGGACTTGTACTTGCTGATGTTGTAGCAATAGTAGGAACTTACATAATCGATAAACAATAGCTTACACGGAGACTTAGAGAAATCTAGGTCTCTTATTTTTATATTTAAGGAGGAATCATATTATGACACCAATTGAAACAAAGGTAGTAATAAGCGCATTTGACTCAGTAGCAAAGACCTTATATAGGCACAGAAAATGCATCAAGATGCTTGGACTTGCATTTTTAGCGTCAACAGGTCTCCATTTTATTACTCAGCAGGAGGTAAAGGAGTTGAACATGCGCATTGAGGACCTTGAAAGGAGATTAAACCATGATTCAGAGGATAAAGAATCTTGCAAAGACTGCGATTAATTTTACAAAAGCAAATAGCTCAACGATATTATCGGGTATTGCCGTGGCTGGGGTGTTCACTACTGCATTTCTTGTCGGGGAAGCAACACCAAAAGCAATGACTCTTATAGCTGATGCTGAGGAACAGAAAGCAAAGTCAATCACTCCGATGAATAAACCGGGTGAAAATGTGGTTGAGAGAACTGAGCTTACAGTGTGGGAGTCTATGAAAGCAACATGGAAATGCTATATTCCAGCTATATTATCTGGGGGATTGACAGTTGCCTGCATCATAGGGGCAAATAATATTTCTCATAGAAAAGAAGTAGCTCTGACAGCAGCATGTAAACTTACAGAGTCTGCATTTTCTGATTATAAGGCAAAAGCTGTTCAGATAATCGGAGAAGAGAAAGAACGCGAGATACAAAAAGCGGTAAATGAAGATAATTTGAAGAAACAACCACAGCAGCCTATATCGGCAAGTATCATAATTAATGGCAGTGACGAATGTGAATTCTTCGAAGCCGTGTCACAAAGGAAATTCATGAGCACCGTAAATAAAATAGAAAAGGCTCGTAATGATATGAACTTTGACATGACGTACGGAAACGAGTATTACAAGTCATTTAATGAATGGCTTGATGCTATTGGTGTAGACCCAGTGCCATACGGCGATGATATGGGATTTTCTGCAGAACGCGGTATGATAGATACTCGTATCGATTCGTATGTAGACCCAGATACCATGAAACCGACCATGATATTGGATTATGGAGCAAGACCTGTACATAATTACGACAGATAATTCGCGAGAAAAACATTGCCTATTATAGGATAAAAAAGAAAGGAGACTATATTATGTCAAACAAAAATCAGGAAGTTGAGGAAGTAACAACAGAGGAGATTGAAACAACGGAAGTTGTAGAAACGGAGGAAACAGAAATGAAAGACAAAGTTAGTGTAGTAGCAAAGATCAAAGCAGCAGCGGAGAAACATCCAAAGATTGCAAAAGCAGCTAAGGTAGCTGGAGTTGCAGTATTAGGTGTTGTAGCCGGAGCGCTTGGATACAAGAAACTTACTAATAAGGATTACGTTGATGTGGACTTCATTGATACGCCTGCCGATGATTCGGAGGACTATGGAGAAACTTCAACAGAAGAAAGCAATGAGACAACAGTAGACCAGAATTAATTATCAGAAGGGAGACTTAGAGAAATCTAGGTCTCTTATTTTTTCTGTAAAAGAAAGGAGAGACTAATGTCGGAGTACAAGTCAAATTCTCACAAGTCAAAAACGGCTGAGGCCAAAAAAGAACCTGTGAAGAAAGTTGTTACTGGCAAGGTAATAGCTAAAAATCGTTCACTAGGCCAGAAATTCTCAGACACATTTCTTAGTGAGGATATTTCAAATGTAAAAAGCTATGCAGTTAACGAGCTTATAATCCCTGGACTGAAAAATATGTTCTTGGATTGTATGTCAATGCTGCTAAATGGATCAACGCGAAGGAGCTCGTCAGGAAGCAGGACGGGGTCTGTATTTAATTATGGTGGATATTTCAACTCATCAAGTTCAAGCAAGACCACTGCAGCAAAAACATATTCTTTAAAGAATGACGGCTACAACTACAAAACCATCATATTAGAGAGTAAAGGAGACGCTGAGTATATTCTGGACATGCTTCTTGAGGAGATTGATAGATACCATAGAGCATATGTTTCCGATTTATATCAGATGGTTGACATTACAGGAACATATATTGATACCCAGTACGGATGGGAGAATCTGTCAGGAGCGAAGATAAAGCGTGTTCCAGAAGGATATTTGCTCGATTTGCCTAGAGCATACAAATTAGATTAGAGGTGATATTCTATGAGTTCTATTTCTATTACAGAAATGAGAAAAGCAATAGCTAAAGAATATCCAGATAGCATGAGCTGGCAGGCAAGAGTATATAAGATGCCAACATACCAGGTTGTAGCTATATTTAAGAAATTTCAGTCTGATGGCAGGTTTGATAAAAAGAAGAAAACCGATAGTCAACCTGTTGAGTGCAGACAGATGACAATATTTGATTATATTTAGGAGGATTAATAATGACAAACAGTATATTAAAATGTTTTGGCATATTTGGCATTGCTGTTGGTGCCATAGCAACCGGAGTAGCAGTATGCGTAACATATCAGGCTAAGAAAGTATGTGACAAAGTTGATTCGAGGATAGATGATATTTCGTCAGATATTGATGTAGCGATACCGGAGGCTATTATCAACGCCGCTATTAAAAAAGCAACTGATATTCAGGTTCAAAGGCAGGTAAAATCGGCTGTAATGGATATAAAAGATGATATTCACAAACAGGTAAAAGAAGAAATTAATACTGCAGCTCCAGATATAAGAAAAGAACTCACGGCCTCTATATCTGATGAGGTAGCGAAAATAGATGCCGATAAGTTAAAAGAGTATGTAGCACAGAAAGCTGCAGATAAGGCGTCTGACAAATTTGATGACATTTTAAATGAATCATCAAAGAAATTTAGTAGACAATTAGAGAACATGGCAGATATATATTCTGCAATTATTTCAAATAAAACGGATGGAATTAGAATTAAGATAGCATAGGAGGATTAATAATGAACTTATTAGCAAGCATTAAAACAGTCGCTAATTCAACATCATTTGTGTTGAAGAAGCACGCTCCAGAGATTCTTGTAGCCCTTGGAGTAGCAGGAAGTATTGCAAGTACGGTTCTTGCATGCAAAGCGACACTCAATCTTGAGGATATTATCGATGACACAAAAGATAATTTAGACAAGGCTAAGAAATTACATAATGGAGAGCTTAAATTAAAGGAAGGAGTGTCATTCGACGACAATGAATACAATAAATTTGTAGCACAGACTTACGCTGGTTGTGCAGGAAGGCTTCTCAGAATGTACGCTCCATCAATTGTATTAGGCGGATTATCTATAGCAAGCTTTGTTACATCATATAAAATCATGATGAAACGATATATAGCAGTTGGAGCAGCATATGCAACTACTAAGAAACTCTTTGACGAATATAGAGCTAGAGTTGTAGAGAAGTATGGTGCAGATGAGGATAAGCAGCTTATGCTTGGAACATCAACAATGAAAGTTAAGGAGAAGGTTATTGATGAGGGCTCGGGCAAGGCTAAAACTATCACAAAAGAGATTGAAGTAGCAGGTGATGAGACTCCTCTTGACAGAACTCTTACTGTTATATTCTGTAAAGATACTTCTACGGAATGGGTTCCAGATGCTGAGTATAATTACTCAAAGTTACTTGGCGAGCAGAACTTAGCAAATTGTGACCTTACGGCAAATGGACGCGTTATCTTAAATGATGTACGTGATAGATTAGGTTTACCAAAGACAAAAGCAGGCTATCGTTTCGGATGGAAATTTGAGAAAGACAATCCAGATGGGGATAATGCCATAGACTTCGGTATTCGTGAGATACATTCTTGGGATAAAGATATTTCGCCAGACGTAAAGAACATATTTGATAAAGACAAGTATTGTAATACTCTTTATGCTCTTGAATTTAATTGCGACGGAGATGTCTGGGAAGATTGGGACCGAGAGCTTAACGAGTGGTAATAAGAAACTACAACTCTACTAGGAGGTGCATATCAGAATGAAATTTAAAAACTTTATATTTGCAGCGGTACTCAGTATTAGTATAATAAAGGGAACCACTGTTAATGCAGAGGAGACAGTAAACTCAAAACTCACGGCCGGGGTTACGAGTATGCTGTCTTCTATTGATTTTACAGCTGAAACAGAACCTATTGATATTTCTGAAAACGAGCAAATAGTTGTTGAGCAGTCATATGAAGAGCCAGAACCGAATTATATTCAGATTGAATCGACTGCATACACCGGTGACCCATATTGTGCAGATGGGACTAGACCGAGACCTGGTGTATTAGCTGGTAAATCTGAATGGATTGGCAAATCAGTTGAATTATACGATTGCAACTACAACTATATGGGTGATTACACATTTCACGACACTGGCTACGGACAGAGCACAGGTTGGGGAAGAAGCTCACTTGTAAAGGGAAGACATGTAGGTACTATTGAGGCAGGAGAATGCATTGATATTTATATGGATTCATATTCTGAGTGCATCGACTATGGTAGAAGGACCGTATATTTAGTATGGAAGGAGTAGCCTTATGGGTATTAAAGAAGTAATTATATTTGCAGCGGGATTCGTAGCAGGCGGACTTGTTGTAAACAAATTAGTAGAAAAGAAGTATGAGGATATTTCTAATCAGGAGATAGAATCGGTAAAAGCAGTATATCATAAGAAGTTAGAAGAAGCAGAGAAACCGCAGGAAGAAGCTCCTGATAGCAATGATATTCCAGATGAAGCAGCAGAAACAGAACAGACAAGGAAGGGGACATCTGCAATGAGAGCATATTCAGATATTATCAAGAGTAGCAATTACTCTTCACCAGCAACAAACGAACCAGATTTACCATATGTAATTACACCGGAGGCGTATATGGAGCCAAATGGATACGACAAGCTCGCATGTAATTACTACAACAATGATGTTTTAACGGATGAGAACGACGAGCCTATTGAGATTGAGGAGATTATGGGAAGCCATGATATGCTTGACAGAATGGGCGAGTATGAGACGGATACATTATATATTCGTAATGACAAGACAGAAGCAGACTACGAGATTACACAGATTGATGGAGCTTATGTAGAATAAGACCACAGAAAGGACAATAAAATATGCTTGACTTTATAAAAATCAAAGAAAAGTCTACTAAAATAGGTCTTGAGATATATCCGGCCTTTATAATTAAGTCAAGCTTTGATGATTTAATGATACGAGGCGGTGATTTTTATGCTGTCTGGAATGATTACACTCAACTATGGTCAACTGATGAAGGTGTATTAATTAATCTTATCGATTCTGAATTAGAACAATATGCAAAAAACTATGAAACGCGAACGGGTACAAAGCCTGCTCGCGTTTGTTATTTGTGGGATTCGGATTCAGGGAGCATTGATAGGTGGCATAAATATTGTCAAAAGCAATTGCGAGACAATTATCATCCGCTAGACGAAACTATCACATTTGCAAACACTGAGACAACTAAGAAGAATTATATTAGTAAGCGTCTCAAGTATCCACTTAAGAAAGGGCCTACTGATGCATATGACGAAATTATTGGTACTTTATATTCTGATGAAGAACGCCATAAGCTTGAATGGGCTATAGGAGCAATTGTTACTGGCAACTCTAAGAATATTCAGAAGTTCATAGTTATGTATGGTGCTCCAGGAACAGGTAAATCAACTATATTAAATATTGTTCAGGACATGTTCGACGGATATTATGCAGTGTTTGATGCAAAGGTGTTGGGCTCTTCTTCTAATGCGTTTGCGTTGGAAGCTTTTAAAGCAAATCCATTAATTGCTATACAGCATGATGGCGATCTTTCACGTATTGAAGACAACACTAGACTTAATTCAGTTGTATCGCATGAGGAAATGACTGTAAATGAGAAATTCAAATCAACTTATGTTAATAGGTTTAACAGTTTCTTATTTATGGGTACGAATAAGCCAGTTAAGATAACGGATGCCAAGTCTGGTTTATTAAGACGATTGATAGACGTGTCACCGACTGGAAACAAAATTCCTACAAAAAGATACGATATTCTTATGAATCAGGTCAAATTCGAGCTTGGAGCGATTGCCTATCATTGCAAATACGTATATTTGGAAAATCCAGATGCTTATAACAATTACGTGCCTACAAGTATGATGGGCGCATCTAATGACTTTTACAACTACGTGTTGGACTCATATGACATTTTCAAAAGGCAAAATAGTACAACTCTAAAAGCAGCATATGAAATGTATAAGGCATATTGCGATGATTCAAATGTGAAGTATCCATTATCGAAACTTTTATTTAAAGAAGAGCTTAAAAACTATTTTGCAACGTTTAACGAGCGAGCGTTGCTAGACCAAGGTGAGAGAGTAAGGAACTATTACGAGGGCTTTAAACTAGACAAGTTTATATATTCGGGCGACAAACTTGAAAAAATACCGGAGCCCATATTGGAATTGAACTGCACAGAATCTTTACTTGATGAGTATTGTGCGGATTGCCAGGCCCAATATGGTAACGAAGATGAGAAGCCTACATTCAAATGGAATAACGTGAAGACAAAACTCAGAGACCTTGATACACACAAATTACATTATGTGAACTTGCCGGAAAATCATATTGTGATTGATTTTGATTTAAAGGATGAGAAAGGAGAGAAGTCGTATGACAGGAATATTAAAGCTGCTAGTAAGTGGCCTAGGACATATGCTGAGGTTTCTAAAGGCGGTGCTGGTATTCATCTGCATTATATCTATGATGGAGACACTTCTGCTCTTAGTCGCATTTATAGTGATGATATCGAAATAAAGGTATTTACAGCAAACGCATCACTAAGAAGAAAGCTGACTAAATGTAATGATATTCCGATTGCAACTCTCAACTCGAATCTTCCTTTGAAAGAGAAAGGAGATAAAGTGATTAACTTTGAAGGCATAAAAAGCGAAAAAGGGTTGCGGAAATTCATAATACGTAATCTCAATAAAGAAATTCATAACGCAACAAAGCCATCAATAGATTTCATATATTCTAAGCTTGAAGAATGCTACAACGGTGGAATGAAGTATGATGTAACAGATATGAGACCTGCAATAATGGCTTTCGCAGTTAACAGTTCGCATCAATCTGATTATTGTCTTAAGCTTGTTGCTAAGATGAAATTCAAGTCTGATGAAGTGTCAATAGACAACCAAGGATATTCTGATGACGAGCTTGTGTTTTATGATGTAGAGGTATTTCCAAATCTATTTATTGTTAACTACAAACGTAGGAACACAGATGTTGTTGTCAGGCTTATAAATCCGACGCCACAGGATATTGAGCAGGTGCTTAAATTCAAATTAGTTGGATTTAACTGTAGACGCTACGATAATCATATTATGTATGCACGCTTGATGGGTTATGATAATGAACAATTATTCAATCTGTCGCAGAGGATTATTGGTAAAAGTTCTAATTGCATGTTTGGTGAAGCATATAACTTGTCATATACTGATGTTTATGATTTCTGTGCAAAGAAGCAATCTCTTAAGAAATGGGAGATTGAGCTTAATAAAAAAGCAGAAGACCCTAATTCTAAAATGGATGATCATGTCAGAGCTTTGTGCAAAAAAATCAAGCATCATGAATTAGGATTGCCATGGGATCAGCCGGTACCTGAGGAGATATGGACAAAAGTTGCCGAGTATTGTGATGACGACGTTATTGCAACTCAAGCTGTATTTGAGGCTAACCAAGGTGATTTCACAGCAAGAGAAATTCTGGCAGAGTTAGCAGGTGGTACAGTAAACGATACTACGAATAGCTTGACAACTAAATTTATATTTGGACGTAATCGACATCCTCAAGATCAGTTCATGTATCGAGACCTATCGCAACCAGTGACGGAGCTTCCAGATGATGTTCTTGCATTCTTAAAAGAAGCAAAACCTGAAATGATGGCTGAACCTTTTGACGGACCACTTGGAAAAAGCTTATTACCATATTTTCCAGGATACAAATTTGAATTTGGAAAGTCCACGTATAGAGGGGAAGAAGTCGGTGAAGGTGGTGAAGTATGGGCTAGTCCAGGAATGTATGGACATTCACAGACAGAAGACATCGGTTCGCAGCACCCAAACTCTCTTATTTCTGAATGTGGGTTTGGCCCAGAATATACTAGGAAGTTTAAGGAGATTCTGGATATTCGTATTCATATTAAGCATGGTGAGTACGATGCTGTACGGGATGCATTCGGAGGAAAACTTGCTAAGTACTTGAATGATAAGAGTACAGCTAAAGCATTGGCTCAGGCATTAAAGATAGCAATTAATTCAGTATATGGGTTGACAGCTGCTAAGTTTGAGAACCCATTTAGAGACCCTCGTAACAAAGATAATATTGTGGCAAAACGAGGAGCTCTATTTATGATTGATTTACGTCATGCAGTTGAGGAGCAGGGTTATAAGGTTATTCATGTCAAGACTGATTCAATTAAAATTGCTAACCCGGACGATTATATTCTCAACTTCATTGTTGAAAGAGGAAAACGTTACGGTTACAATTTCGAGGTTGAACATATATTTGATAGAATATGCTTGGTAAATAACGCTGTATACATTGCAAAACTTGCAGACGACGATCCTGAGGACCCGGGAAAATGGACAGCAACTGGAGCACAGTTTGCAGTACCATATGTATTTAAGACGCTATTCAGTAAAGAACCTATACAGTTCAATGATATGTGTGAAACAAAGAACTCCGCTGTAGGTCCTATATATTTAGACATGAATGAATCATATCCTGATGTTACAGCGGAAGAGAAACAATTTAAGAATCTTGAATCAAAGTATAAGAAGGGCGAGTTATCAGATACTTTGTTTGAGAATGAATGTGCCAGCTTGAGAGAACGTATCGAGGCTGGCCATAATTATATTTTCGTAGGAAAAGTTGGATTGTTCTGTCCAATTAAGCCTGGCTGCGGTGGTGGAACACTTGTATGTAAACGCGATGAAAAATACAGTGCTGTTACCGGAACAAAGGGCTATCGTTGGCTAGAGTCAGAAATAGTCAAACAGAACGGAAAGGAGGACGACATTGATAAATCATATTACAACAAATTAGTAGATGATGCGGTTTCTACTATTTCTGAATTTGGTGATATAGAGTGGTTCATTAATGGCTAGTTATATTTAAGCCGAGGTTAAAAGTAAAGGAGATAAGACTTATGACTAGAAAAGAGATTATTGAGGTACTTAAAAACGGAGTTTCAGAGATATTTAATGATGCGATTGTTGACGTAACTGTCTACAAGAAAAACAATGCACAAAAGAAGATAGGAATCAGTATTCATTACAATAAGCACAACTTTGAAGTTGCTCCTATCATCTACATCGACGATATTATAGAGGATATTGAAGACAATACCATTAGTGTTTGTGATGGTGTTGAAATGATAGCTAACATATACGATAAGGCAAAAGCTGATATTCGTTTAAGCATCAACCGTGACATGATATTGGAGAATCTAAAGTGTGTTGTTATAAACTACGAGATGAATGAGGAATATTTGCAGACAGTCCCTCATCGCAGATATTTGGATTTAGCTATTATGTACAGATTCACAGTAACCATTGACAAGATTATGGAGTGCCATGGAAGCATTGCGGTAAGTAATGAAATCATGACGCAATTTAACTTATCGCTTGGTGAACTGGATTACGCTGCAAGGAATAATATTTATGAAGAAGATTTCAGAGTACTAAGCTTATGTGACCTAATAGGAGAGTCTTCTAGTGATGTTCTTCCTGATGATATGTTTCTTGACGTTCTTACAGACAGCGCTGGATGCTATGGAGCTAGGACTATACTGAATAAAAAGCTTTTAGCTTCATTCGGAATGGACTTGTATATTATTCCATCGAGCATATATGAGATAATAGTATTTCCGGCAAACCCATTTTACAAAGGTGTCCGTGAAACGATTAGAGAAGTTAATGGTAAACTTGACCCATCTGACATTTTAAGTGATAACCTATACTATTATAACCACAATAAAAACTGTATCACAATTGTAACCGATTAATGTATATTTTCTGAGGACCTGAGTTCGAGCGCTTGGGTCCTCTTTTTATTGGAGCAACAATGAATAAAAGATATTTACAATATTTGACTAAAGCCGGAAAAGAAAATGATGAAAAGACGGCTACAGCTCGAGCAAAATTTAAACAAACACCATATTTTATGAAAGTAAAGGAGAATGAGAGCAATGGCAACAAGATCAAAACATGCACAGAGAAGCAAGAGAAGTAACAAGAAACACGAGGTAATGCTGAATGTCTTTGCACAGATTTCAGGACGCTATGCATATGGAGTCGCCGATAATAAGAAATACAGATAGGAGATAGCAGCATTGGGCAACGACAGAAAAGATTTGAGGCGTTCAAAGGTACTGTCAGTTATTGATACCGAGGAACAGAATAAAGGGTATGCCCGAATTTCATTAGAAAAAATTGCTAAATCTTCGTGTACATCAAAACGACATGTAATGGATGCAGTAAATGAACTCGTAGACGCGAGACAATTAAAAATAGTTGTAAAGGGCGCTGGTAATTCAGCATCTTTATATAAAACATTAAAAGAAAAAGGAGAGAATCACAATGAGTAGACCAAACAGACCAAACGATTTAGAGATTGAAGGAGCAGTATTCGGATTCAGGAATTTCAGTGGAAAAGAGACTGATTATTCGCCGGAAGGAACAAGACAGTTCGGAGTAATTATTGACCCAGAGTTAGCGATGCAGCTTAAGGCAGATGGATGGAACATCAAGGAGAAAGCAAATGCAGAGGAGCCTACATATTATCTGTCTGTTGCAGTACGTTTTGATCCATTTCCACCAAAGATCACTATGTTCACAGAGTCAGGTGGAAGAACTATTCTTACAGAGGACACAGTATGCTTACTTGACAGTGCTGAGATTATTACTGCCGACTTGATTATTTCTGGTTCACCTTGGGAGAGCAAAATGGGAGGTGCAGGCATCAAGGCATATTTGAGAACCATGTATGTCAAGATTCATGAGGACAAGTTTGCAGCTAAGTGGAACCGTGAGTTTAATAATTAAATGATAGGAGCTGATTCTATTGAGTATTCAGTTGAAGCCTCATCAGGAAGCAGCTCTTGATAAGATGAAAAATGGTTGTATCTTAAATGGGGGTACAGGTTCAGGAAAGTCTATCACTGCTCTAGCATATTACTTTTACAATAATGGCGGGATATTTAGCAAAGGCTATTATATTCCAATGCCAGATGACGGTGAATTCACTCCTCCCGACCTTTATATCATCACCACAGCTCGTAAAAGAGATACTCATGAATGGGATGGCGACATGATTAACTTTCTGTTATCTACAGACCCAAGCATAAACATATATTCTAATACTGTTGTGGTGGATAGTTGGAATAATATACATAAATACACAGAAGTTAAAAATGCTTTCTTTATATTTGATGAGCAGAGAGCTGTAGGTAGAGGTACATGGGCAAAGAGTTTTATTAAAATTGCTAGAAGCAACGAATGGGTATTACTTACAGCAACACCTGGAGATACATGGTCAGATTATATTCCGGTATTTATTGCGAATGGATTCTTTAAGAATAGGACAGAGTTCAATCAAAAGCACATAGTATATTCCGCGTTTTCGAGTTATCCAAAGATTGATAGATATGTCGACACAGGTCGATTAATTAGGCTAAGAGACAGCATATTAGTTGATATGGATTTCATGAGAAGAACTGTTCAACATCATCTTTATATTTCTGTTGAGTACAATAAAGACACATATAAAGATATTCAAAAGAACAGATGGAATTATACAAGGGATGAGCCTATTCAGAATGCATCAGAGTTGTGTTATGAGCTGCGCAAATGTGTGAATGGCGATTTATCAAGAATGGATAGTATTATCGATATTCTGCATGAGCGTAAGAAAGCAATCATATTTTACAACTTTGATTATGAGCGCGATATTTTGCTGGAATATTTGCCTAAGCTATGTACTGTAGCTGAATGGAATGGCCATAAGCATCAGGAATTGCCCGATGGAGATAACTGGGCATATTTAGTTCAGTATACCGCAGGTTGTGAGGGTTGGAATTGTATTAAGACAGACACTATTATATTTTACAGCCAGAACTATTCATATAAGACAATGATGCAGGCAATTGGTAGAATAGACAGACTCAACACCCCATTTATAGATTTATATTATTATCATCTTAAGAGCAAGGCGCCGATAGATTTGGCTATAGGAAGAGCATTAGCTCAAAAGAAAAAATTTAACGAAACTAAATGGGTAAATAGTTTCGCGTAAAAAACATTGACTATAATGAAGAGAATGATCTTAGCTCAGATGGTGAGAGCGCTAAAGGAAACTTTAGAGGTCGTTGGTTCGAATCCAACAGTTCACTCTCTTTATTTTTTTGTCTAAAAGTAAAGGAGGATATTTCAAATGAAGAAGACAGTAACAAAGACAATTACTGTTTCAGGGAAAACGAGCGCACTGTGTATACCCAATGCAGAGTACAACAAAAGGGTTGTTGATTCAAATATTTGTGCTCTTAGAAGACTGTTTAATATGTGCGGATTTGTTTCTTTGAATAAAATTAAACAAACTTTTTTTATCAAAGAATCATTCAAGCAGAAAACATATTTGAAGGAGTGCATGCTTATTCATAGTAAAGACGACTATGAGACGTTTGAACCAGTTGTCAGCCAAGATAAGAATGACCCTACAAAATTCAAGATTACTATGCAGTTTGTTGATTATTCAAAGAGAGATAAATAATGAACGAGGATGGATACAAAGAAGTACGTTTCGACGTATATTGCCCAAGATGTGTGCATGAAAAAGAAAGTCAGGATGCTGACACTTGCAATGCTTGTTTGCACGAACCAACTAATTTATATTCTCACAAACCAGTTAAGTTCGAAGAGAAAGACAAGAAATAGAAAGGAGCCGGCGGAATGTATAAATCAATACGGCAAGAAATATATGCAACATTTGTGAAAAATCCTGGATGGCAAAAAAGCAGTAAATTCATGGATAAAAGCGAGCGAAATCAAATGTTCATTACAAGAATTGCAGCTTTGGATATTTTAGCAGATATGAATAAGTATCCTACAAAACCGCCGGTGAATATTGTAGTTGACTATAAGGATAGAATGGAGAGATTTGCAGACATGGCACCGTCTATGGAAAGCAAAATCTTATTTTCTACAATGGCAGACACAGCGGATAAAATTATGGATTTATTTAATTAGGTGAAAGGAGACAAAATACTGATGAATGAAAAAGTAGAAGACTGGAATGGATTTTCAATTCATTTTGTACAGTTTGAAGGCTCGTGGTTATGGGTTGCTGACTTGGAGGATATTTGCGACGCATTAGATTTATCAGCGGATGTTGTGCTGAATGATATTGATCGCGATTATGTTTTCGAGATGTATGAAGGCAATCCATTTAAAATTGGTATATCTGAGGAAGGTATTTACCAGCTTATATATTTTAGTCACGAGCCTATGGCAATGAAGTTTAAGACCTGGTCATATCGTACACTGACTAAGTTACGTAAAATGGTTGGATTACAGCCGTGGGAGTCACTAAAGCTACTGGATGAAAAAGTTCAGAGAAGTGTGGATCATATTCTCGATACTATATATTGGGATGAGGAAAAGAAATGTGTAATGCAATCTGTAACGCTTCCAGGTGGTGATGTTGATCAGGTTCCGTTTTTCGAGAAAGGAGAATAAATAATATGAATGAAAAGTTGTTACCAACTACAGCGGGAGCTTTAGATAAGAATGAATTACAAAAACTGCGTAATAGTATATATGGTACATTTGGTACTCATAGCGCAGCTGATGTAAGGCCGACATACATGAACGATCAGGCTTGGATGGATATTTGCAAACCTTATCTTATACCATTGGATAGAAAATTATTAACCCGCGAGGATATATGTAAAATAGTGGACACAATGATTGCAAATGCTGGATATCCAGATGCAAGAAATCTTAGAATATTGGCAGGCACAACAATTATGAAACTGCTATCATGCATACCGGGAGAGGTGCCTGATCATATTGTATGGGATAGGGTGACATATGTACATGACAAATGGATGAGACCGCGCGAAATGCAGTTGCAGCAGAAACGAGTAACAATGCGATATGCGCAGTTTTTTAAACCAGAGCCGTTTGATATCTATAAGGATGTTTATTCTGCTAATGAATTATCATCATATATTAGCAGTAGTATTGAAAATTTAAGGAAAACGTTAAAAGAAGCATTCGGAGAATTATTTGATTTGGAGGAAAATAATATGTCAAGAAAATCATTAGAAGTTAAGAAGGTTATATATTCAGGACCATGCACTATTGTTATTTGGGCGGACGATAGCAAAACAATTGTACGCTGCCAGGATGGAGATACATATTCAAAAGAAGTTGGTCTGCTTATGTGCTTAGCTAAGAAGGTTTGGGGCACTAATGCATCTGGCTCAAACTTTAATGACTATATCTCAAAGGTTATTTCAGAGAAAGAGGAGAATGAATAATGAGTAGAGCGTGTAAATGTGATAGATGTAATAAATTTTATGAAAGACTAGACGATAATACCGGAATTGCTGCTATATCGGTTAGATATACAGATCTCTACAAGTCTAGTTATTATGACTTGTGCCCAGATTGCGTTGAAGAGTTTCATGGGTGGTTCAGGAAATATGGAAAAGAGTTTAATAGTCTATTGGCGGAGGAAGCGTAAATGATTGAAATTATTAAACCGAGAACCAAAGAGAAAATCAGTTGCAAATCGTGTGGATGTTTATTCAGTTATGAAAAAGAAGATATAGAAATCGGGCATCCACATAATTTGTATCCTTTGGTTACAGAAATCAAGTATATAACTTGCCCACAGTGTAACGAAAAAATAGAATTGGAGGCTACAAAATGATTAAATTAATAGTAGATGGATATTGTGAAAACTGTCCTGAATTTTGTGCCGATGTAGAAAAAACATATACATACGCCGGTGAATTACGGATTACTAATACGGTAATTACGTGCGAGCATAGAAACAGATGTGAATGCATAAAAGACATGATACAAAAAGAAAAAGTGAGGTAAGGCAATGATTAAATTAGAGCATGTAGTTCTGGCAAGTCCGGAACAGATGGAGTTTATTATTGAGGGTATGCGTAATCCTATGAACTCATGGGAGAAGAGTGATAGTGAACTGGTGACAGCTGGATATGATGTTGTCGGTTTCAATCTTGGAGAGGCTGATCTCAATCTGATGCAGCATCTATCCAAAGCAGGTACAGATCATAGAAAATTTATGAGAATGATGCCGGTGTATGTGAGAATTACAGCACCGTTATATTGGTGGAAAGAATTTGATACTTACAAGGTTGGCACTGTTGTTAATGGTTGCAGTACCATGCATAAGATTCAGGAGAAAGAGTTTACGATAGAGGATTTCTCGACAGATCAGTTATGTGAAATTGGCAGTGAAGATATCGCGTTACTCGGCGAGGAAGCGGATTATTATAAGCATCGATTTGAACTTGATATTTGTTCAGAATTAAATTTTGCTAGGAGATTATATCTTGCTGCTGATAAAAAATTGAAGAGGGCAGACTTGACAGACTCGGAAAGAAAACATGTAACAGCTCAACGTAAAAAATTTTGGTGGCAGATGATTCAGCTTCTTCCGAGCAGTTATAACCAGACACGTAATGTCATGATGAATTATGAGGTGCTGGCGAATATTTATAAGTCACGTAAGGAACATAAGCTGGACGAATGGCGAGAGTTCTGTAAGTGGATTGAGACTCTTCCATATTCTGAGTTGATTTTGTCCGCGTAAATAACAGCTCCTATTATAGAAAGGAGAGTGATTTATTATGTTAGATTGTAGTATCAATGACTTATTTGACGCGTTAGAAGTTATATCATTGATGGACGATTACGAATTTGAAAAAACTAGACTCGAATTTGAAAACGATGGATATATTTTAAAACGTGACAAAAATGGTTACATCAGCATAACAGTCAAGAAAAAGTAGTATGTGTACAAAGGCTCAGAGTAAAATCTGGGTCTTTTTCTTTTGTATTTGTTTGCGTGGGAAACATTCTAAATAATTTGAACCAAAAACTAATATATTTTAGCAAAAGAGGTGATATTTCATGCGATGCCCTAAATGCAATAGTAATGTGTACTCACATCATCAAAAGATAAACAAATCTGGCACTGAGATAAAGCGAGACTATGCTTGTCGTAAGTGTAAATATGTATTTGAAACAATAGAACAGATTATTGAAAAAAGGTAAAAGTATTGCTTTTATATTATTTAGAATGAACCTGTAGAGGCTATAACCTATGCCTTCTGGGCGGGGGAGTAGGAAACGAAGCCCATGAAAACTGAAATGGTGTCCTATTGTTTTTAATTATTATATGCGAAGAAAATACGAAAAGGAGTTTAATAGCCTATGAGAGTATATTTTTATGACATTATGAAAGACGAAACTGTAATTAAGCTTAAGAAAATCAAGTCAAAAGACTTTCCAAGCTTAAAATATAAAGGATTAACATGTCCAGGAATCGTAGACAAATTCATGGATGCGGCATATGATGCTAAAAATCTTGTCGAGGAACATCTTTGGCTGATATGTTTAAACACTAAATTAGTACCAAACGCAGTGTTTGAAGTATCGCATGGTAGTATGACTGATGCTAATTGCAGCCCGGTTTCTATATTTCAAAGAGTCTTATTGACAGGAGCAAGCGGTTTTATAATTGTACATAACCATCCATCAGCGAGTACATACCCGTCACAAACTGATGATGATACATTTAATGATATACGCAAATTAAGTAAAATGATGAATCTTAATTTTTTAGATAGTATCATCGTCGGTGACGGAAAACCATATTCTTATAAATACGATTGCGATGACTGGAATGATTAACAGAAAGGAAAATATTATGAAAAAATTATTTGTAAGTGTACCTACGAAAGGTAGAACAGAGGAAGAAATCAAAGCTAGTATTCAGAAGATGAAGAAAATTGCTGAGGTATACGAAGGTGAAGAGTTAGAGCTTATTGATAGCTATGTTGAAGATGATCCACCAAAGAATGTACATTCACCAGTATGGTATCTTGGCAAATCACTTGAGAAGTTATCTGAGGCTGATATTTTCATTGGAATTGAGGATGATTACAATTGGAGTGGTTGCTATATTGAAAGACAGGCTGCACATAGATATGACATTAAAGCATATCATGTTCCAGCAGATTACGTAATAAGCAACTATTGGGAAGTACGCAAAAATGCAGACTCAATGGTACAATGTTAAACACTAAAGCATGCCGATTCTGGTGGAGAGGAAAATGTATGCTTGGTAATAAAAAGCCTTGTGTACATACTCTTTGTCCGGATTGGGAAAGTAAGTATATTTACCCGGTTAGAGAGACTTGGATTAGGGATAAGTAAGGGTCGCGTAAAATACATGTTCTTTAGTGAAAGGAGAGTGATATATATGAAAAAGGCTATAATCTATGACACCGTAGATTGCATGCATCTAATCAAGAAGAAATTTCCGTGGATACCTATATTTATCATACGGAGAGTTCTCTTTGCAGAGGAAATATACATGCATGAAATTGGTTTAATTGAATACAAACCTACTAGTTTAAAAACTTGGCATCACTTTAAGAAATAAAGATTAAAGGCTCAGAGTAAAAATCTGGGTCTTTCTTTTTTATATTTTGTTAAGGAGGAGAAATGAAAGAAAGAATCATAGAATTTCTAGCCAGTATTATTGCAGCTGTTGGATTTGGTCTTACACTAATTGTTGTATTTTGCATATTTTGGGGCGGAATTTCGTTATGTGTGTGGCTTGTGTTGGCCAGATTTGATATTACAAGAAATGTTATGACAGCTGCTATTATAGGACTAGCATTTGCATTGCTATATATTGTTATGCAACGATAAGGAGAAAAAAATGGAGGTGACAGTATGAAAGTATGCAAAGTAATGCCCGATCACTCGATTTGCTCTCAATGTTTAGACATATCTGATATGTCAGACGTAATTCCTGATTGTAAAGCATGTAAATTAAATACTGATACTTACGAATTATTGCAGATTGGAACTGGATTTTGGAGCGGAAATTATGCAATGGTTCAAAAAGATGGAAAAATTACAAAAGTAGCATTATGCCGTGTTTATGACGTAAAGGAGAAATAGATGATTAGATATATATTGATATGCACTGCAATAATCATATTTTGCTGGTTTGTTTTGGGTGCTACAGATTTTACTTTTAAAGAAAACATAATACACTCTTTGGTTTCAGAAGCAATATTTTTAATTATTTGCTTTGGGAGTTATTTATTAGCAGGAGGAATATAAATGATAGAACTTTTAAAATTGTGTGCTGAATATCCTATTGAATTTAACGTATGCTATGAGCCATTTCTGAGTGCTTTTGTTATTAAGTCCCGAAACCTCGAAACAAATATGGCAGTAAGCATACGTATTAGTACTTCTGAAATAGAATTGGTACCATCAGAAATAATTAGTCGGCGCATCATGCACCAAGTACGAGAAAATCTTATAGATTGTAAGGAGGAAAAATAGATGAGAGATAAACAATATAAATGGGAGTGCATATTCACAGATGCAATATTAAGCGAACTAAAAGTATGGAATTATAATGAATTGGCAGACTATTTTATCGCTATTATACAAAAACGCTGTAATTTAGTCGACCGGGATAAACATTACTGCTTGGAAGTAGGCAAAAAAATATATGATTTCATACAAAACATGCCATCAAAAGAGATAGCACGAATACCGCGTGTAACTATATGCAGTAATTTATCATTATGTGACAATGAGTTTCGTATTATGGAAAGAGTAAAAAATGTAGACTGTTTTAATGCTGATGACGTTGTAAAAGTTCCTGATTATAATGTTTCTGATAAAATACGTATCAACCCAAATCCTATATCACCAGAACACTATAAAAGACTAAGCCCCGAGCCGAAAGATGTTATTCGAAGCTGGGGCTTAAATTTTAATCTGGGTTCGGCGGTTAAGTATATTTCAAGGGCTGGACATAAGGATGATATTATTCAGGATTTGAAGAAAGCTCAGCAGTTCATACAGTTTGAGATTGATTATTTGAAAGGGGATAAAGAGTAATGAACGTACATTATGTTTTTGACATGATATTTTTAATTATGTTGATTGGGATTGCAGGGTGGCTGATGGTGGATTTGATACTTAAGTTAACTCATAAGATTCGTCGTCATATTCCACCTGCAGCAGTACCTAAAGCTAAATGCCATTGCTGGAACTGCAGATTTAGGTCTAGTGGATATTGGTGCACTATATGGGGCAAGGGAATATTTTTAGATGACTTTTGCAGCTATGGAGAAAAGAAGAAGAACAAGGAGAATAATTCATGAACAATACAACAAAAATCAGAATAATGTCTTATGCATCACAGCCAGATAAGGATTACAACTATGACGGTGATTATGTAGACTTTGAAGGTAAGCGGTATTGGGTTTGCTTACGAACGGAAACTGTTGAGTTTGTTGGAAATTTGAAGGCGAGTAAGTGATGAATAAAGTTATATTTTACAGAAAAGGAGAAAACAGATGATTAGAGCACTACGATTTATTGCGGGGATAATATTTGTTAATACATTGTGCGGGTTATTGCATTTACACATAGCCTGGAGGCACTTGACAGTTTAAAGAAACTTGAATAAGCTAAAAATAAATCGCGTAGAATACATGGACTTTAGTGAAAGGAGAGTGGTAGATATGGATAAATATGAAGAAGCGGTTCGTATAGTGAATAACTACGTTCATAAACTGAAAGAGTGTTATGAAAATGAGTGTGATATTGTTGGCGACAAATCAATACCCCCATCGGTAAGGGCAAAACACGCTCGAAGTGCTGACGAATTTTATATGTTACACGGCGAAGTGAACCACATATTACAAGATATTATTTCACTTAATGAATCAAAAGAGGAGTCCTAACAAGGACTCTTTCTTTTTTTTCAGAAAGGAGTTATTTATATGACTAATAAAGAGATTGAGGAGTTATATTACAAGCTTGAAAGTGATTGTCCATATGGTGGATGCGTCAGTAGAGCAACTATATTTATGGAAGCTCTAAATAAAGGCAAAATAACTAATGACATATATTATCAAGCTAAGAAATTCTATGGGACTTTATGGAACTATGTAGGAGATTAACGCAATGGATATTATAGATTTTGTTCAGGGTATTTGCGGCTGGCAATTATCTGAATTCCAGATAAAGTTTACTCGTGCAGCTTATGATGCAATTGTGAATGACAAAATATTAATTTATACTCCGCCACGTGGGGGTTTCAATATAAAACATTGCAAGCATTAGCTACTTTATTTGTTGCTTATGAGCGCGGAATGATAAATAAAAATAGTGTAAAGGAGAAAACAGATGACTAAATTAAAAGACGTATTGGGCTACATTGACAATGATGTCAGACTCATTAATGCAAATAATGATGAAATAGCACTTATATTTCGAGAGTTTCGAGATGCAGTATCAGATAAATATCTTGAATGCGGGGTGATAAAAATGTCAATTAATGAAGCGATGGATGTAACTGTAGATGTAATGATTACGAATGATAAGGCGGAGCTCTATGATTAAATTACGATGGATTGCAGGGTGGATATTTGTTAATACATTGTGTGGGTTATTGCATTTACATGTATATAACCCAGATTGGTGGGTATTGACTGTTAGTTTTTATTTTATTTTAGGATTTATGGAGGATTGAGAATATGGTAACAGAATATGAGAAACGTATGGAGAAGCGTATGACCAGTATTGATAAGAGCTTGGTTAGCATTTCTAAGTCATTAGAGAGAATTGCTAAGGCAAAAGAGAAAGCACAGGCTGAATCAAACAGAGAAATGAATGAAGAATCATGGGACGTATTTAATAACTTATCGAAATTGTCCAGTACGAAGCTTTTATAATAAGGAAGAAAGAGGTGCAAAAATGAGTTTTCAGGATGTATTAAACGTAGCAATTGTTGTGATTTTGGTGTATTTATGCTTAAGTGGACTTGTTGGGAGGATTTGCAAGGCTGTTGAGATGACCGCAATTATCAAGTGCTTTGGCAATATGAGTAAGAGTTGTGATAACAGTGCTGTTAATGATATTTTTGAGGAAATGGCAAAGTCTTTGAAGAAATAATCGAATTTAGGGCTTGTTGAAAGAAACAGGTCCTATTTTTTTGTGATTTTTTACTAAGAAAAGGAGGAAATTATGATTCTAGCAGTGCTTTTAATACTATATGTAGCAATTGGGTTAATGATTGTGAGTGTTTTGAATGCATTTTTGGACGAAGTTGGTGAACACCTGTTCATGTTTACAGTATTATTATGGCCTTTGGCTATTGTTTTAGGCCTTATTGTACTAATTATGTGGTTATTTATTACAGCAGGAGACAAAATTGGCAAGTTTTTAAGGAGGAAATTTGATGAAAAGTGATATCACAGGGCCATATTTGAAGGTAAATGGCAAAATTAGGGGTTATTGCGAGCTTTGTGGTAGAGAAGTTGGGCTGGATGAGCCTGGAAGCAAGTGCCCATTATGCGGTGCAGAGCTATATTATGAGCCAAAAGTGTATGGCATGTACAAATATGGGCGGAAAATTAATGATATCTGCGAAAAGGAGGACAAATAAATGGGCAGAAAAGGTAAAACTAACGTATATGAATCTGGAAAAGCTGAGGATGGTTGGTCATCTTCGGTTGCTGAGAAGCGAAATGGTGCTATTTTGAACGCATATTTGGCAGTAAAAAGGGTCACTGAGACTTGTAAAATTGGTGATTTAGTGGCTGTTTCATGCGGAAAACAGTATCCAGGAGGCAGTAAAATTGACGTCGAAAGCCAGAAATTTAAGGGCTATTTTATAGGAGAATACCCTAGATATTTTAGGATTTTGGTGCATGGAAAAGGTGGAGATTACGTCAGATGCGTTAACAAAAATGACCTGATTGCTGGCGATTTACGTATCAAAAAGTTGTGCGGGAAACCGTTTTTGATACCAGTTGTTGAGTGATTTTTGTGGACATTTTTGGCCATTTTTACTGAAAATTAGTGTTTTTAAAAGTGGCCATTTGCCCACTTTGGTGGCCACAAGGGTAAATTGAAAAGTTGAAAAATGACCGTTTTGGACACTTTGTGGCCACTTTGCCCACCTTCTGCCCACTTTTAAACACCAAAGTGGCCACAAAGAAACCCAGTATTTATGCGGGTTTGAGGGGTGTTGTGGCCATTTGCCCACTTTTTTTCTTTAATCGGACAAAAAAATTGAAAAATATTACATATATATAATATTTTACCTATATAGAAATAAAATGGGCTTTAAAAGTGGGCAAACGGCCACAAGCATATTTTTAAGGAGGTAAAACAAATGGATGAAGATATTTGGCGCAGACTCATATGCTACTGCGATGATGAGTATATTTCACGAATAAAAGCATATTCTTTAAATTGGCAAGAAGCGTCCATTACGTTTCAATTCTATGATGGCACTTATGAAATATTTTATTACATGGAGGAGACGTGGTTTAAGATAGGTAAGCTTCCAATGAGCAAAGAGAAGATGAATGAGTACTTTGGACACAAGTTACGAAAGTATATGTACATGCATGCCATGACACAACACCGGTTAGCAATTGCGTCTGGAGTTTCGCAAAAACAAATTAGTGAATATATTAATGGCGTACGCATTCCTAACTTCTATACAATTTCTCGATTTGCAAATATTCTGCATGTTTCGACTGACGTATTTAGATTCCGTTTTGAGAATCCAGTTAAATTTGAGCCACCAAAAAACGGAACCACAATCGCGTAAAAAACATAGATTATAGTGAGAGGGTGACCATAATTGGTCGCTCTTATTTTTTACGCACGCACGAAAGGAGTTAATTATGTTAGAAAGCAAATTCCAGTCAGGTCTGATTAAAGAAATAAAATCCAGATATGACGGATGCGTTGTTATGAAGAATGATGCAGGGTATAGACAAGGTACCCCGGACCTTTTAATTCTCCATAACGACAAGTGGGCTGCCCTTGAGTGCAAACAATCGAGCAAAGCAAGTCATAGACCAAATCAAGATTATTATGTGAACAAATGGAACGATATGTCTTTCGCAAGATTTATCTATCCAGAGAATAAGGAGGAGATATTAGATGAGCTTGATGATGTATTCGGACATGCTAAAAGGTAAGCATGCCAAACTTCCACCAAGTCAGGCAACTCGTTGGGCAACAAAGAATCTGACACCTGATGATATTTTCAGAATGATATGTTCTGGATACGCTCAGGAAGTCGGAACTTTAATTCACGAGTATGCAGAGAATGCAATTAGATATCGTATTAAGATACTAAAGTCTGACAAGAAGGAAGTACGTAAGCATCTGCTGATTCACGGAATACCTGAAAACGTAGTCGCGTATTACGTTGACCGTATATTCCCGAATCTTATGACTTACACAAATGATGCTATTGGATTCCGCATGGACACGGAAGTTCCAGTATCATATTCTGCAACACCTTTAGCAGAGTTTAAGAGCCGCGGTAAGCTACCACCTATATTTGGTCATGCTGACGCGCTCAAATTCTCAAAGAATAAACTCATGATATTTGATTTAAAGACTGGACTGTCACCTGTTCATATTGAACAGCTTCTGACATATGCCAGTCTTTATTGTTTGCAGGAAAAACTTAAACCAGGCTGCATAGACATTGAACTGAGAATTTATCAGAACAATGAAGTGTCAGTCACAATACCAGAGGCTGACGATATTCTGCCTATTATGGATAAAATCGTAGCTTATGACAAGATGTTAACAAACTTTTTGATTTCGGAGGAAATGTGAAATGGAACAAGAGCTAATGCACTATGGCACTAAACAGCCTTATGATGGTTCGCCAACAGGTTCTGGTAGATACCGTAAAGGTTCTGGTGAAAATCCTCAGAGATCAAAAGACACATTGGGATATATTAAAGAGCTTCAAAAAGAAGGCATGACTGAAAAAGAAATAGCCCAATGCATGGGAGTGTCGACAACTAAACTTAGAGAGTTAAAAGCTAATGCTGTAGCTCAGGAACGAGCTAACAATATCAGGCAGGCCCAAACTCTTAAGGAAAAAGGTTACAGAGCTTCTGAAATTGGCCGCATTATGGGTAAGAATGAATCATCGGTTAGAGGATGGTTAGACGAGAAAGCCAAAGAAAAGGTAAGCCTAACTAAGACAACTGCTGATGTACTTAAGAAGAATGTTGATGATAAAGGATATATTGATATCGGTTCTGGTGTAGAAATCGATATGAATGTATCGGCAACAAGACTTAAGAATGCAGTTACCATGCTGACGGACCAAGGATATGTAACTCATGAAGTAAAAGTACCTCAAGTCAGTAATCCAGGAAAGTACACAACTGTTAAAGTATTAGCACCTCCTGGAACAGAATGGTCCGATGTTATTCACAACCCAGACAAGATTCATACTGTCACCGAATATTCAAGAGATGGTGGTGCACACTTTGATGTAGTTCGACAGCCTACAAGTATTGACGGTAAGCGAGTAATGATCCGCTATGCAGAAGATGGTGGTATTGATAGAGATGGAACAATCGAAATCAGACGAGGTGTTGATGATATTTCTTTAGGAAACTCTAACTATGCACAGGTTCGTATTATGGTTAATGGAACACATTACCTTAAAGGTATGGCTATGTATTCACCAGATAAGATGCCTGACGGAGTAGATATCATATTCAACACCAACAAAAAGAAAGGCACACCACCGGAAGATGTCTTCAAAAAGATTAAAGATGATCCTGATAATCCTTTCGGAGCTTTGATAAAAGCCAACGGCCAACGATATTATTCTGACCCAAATGGAAAGTATGTCAAGGTTGGAGAGTCATATTCGGAAGCTACTAAATCTACGAAGAAAGATGAGCCTCGTTACAGTTTATCACCAGTCAACAAGCTTAGAGAAGAAGGTGACTGGTCTGAGTATGCAAAGTCTTTGTCATCTCAGTTCTTATCTAAGCAGGACTTGCCTCTTATCAAGAAACAGCTCAACTTAGCTTATGATGAGAAGAAGACACAATACAATGAAATCATGTCATTGCAGAACCCAGCTCTTAAAAAGACATTGTTGGAATCATTTGCGGATGACTGTGACGCCTCAGCGGTTCACTTGAAAGCCGCAGCCTTACCAAGGCAGGCTATGCAAGTAATACTACCAATCCCATCAATGAGTGATAAGGAGATTTATGCTCCAAACTATAAGAATGGCGAAAAAGTTTGCCTGGTTCGTTACCCTCATGGAGGAACGTTCGAGATACCCGAGCTCACAGTCAACAACAATCAAGCTAAAGCAAAGAAAGCATTGGGTAATGCAAAGGATGCTGTTGGCATTAACTCACATGTAGCAGGCATACTGTCAGGTGCAGACTTTGATGGCGATACTGTCATGGTTATACCGGCAAATAATCGTGGCTCATCAGTACGAATTAAACACGATAAACCTCTTGAAGGATTGAAAGACTTCGACCCAAAGAAGTACAAGTACACGGATGAGCAGCTTGCCAATGGTGCAAAGGTTATTACTTCTGCATACAAACAGAAGCAGATGGGTGTGGTATCGAACCTTATTACAGACATGACACTAAAGGGAGCACCAACAGATGAAATAGAAAGAGCTGTTAGGCATTCGATGGTTGTTATTGATTCTGAAAAACATAAATTGGACTACAAGCAGAGTGCAATTGATAACGGCATCGATGAACTTAAGAAGAAGTGGCAAAGTGGAGGCGGAGCTTCAACTATTATCTCAAGGTCTAAGTCAGAAGATAGGACAGTGCCAGAAAGAAAGGAAGGTAAGTACATTACTGACCCAGTAACCGGCAAGACTACTAGACACTACATAGACCCTAAGACAGGAGAAAAACTGTACACCGAGACCGGATCTACATATACCACCGCTAAGACTCTAAAGAACGGGACTACCCAGGTAGTTACCTCCCTACGTACCACTTCGGTACCTAAGATGGAGCTAGCTAAGGATGCTATGGCTCTTGTCGGTGACAAACATGATCAGAAAGAGTTAGCTTATGCAGACTACGCTAATAAGCAGAAGGCATTAGGCAATCAGGCTAGACTAAGCCTACTGAATACCCCTAGTGCCACCTACTCCCCTGAGGCTAAGAAGAAGTATGCTGAACAGTGTGCTTCCCTGGATGCCAAACTCAAATTAGCTTTACAGAATGCCCCTAAAGAACGTCAGGCACAGTTATATGCAAACATAATTGTGAAAGAAAAGAAGGAACAGAGCCCTTCCCTGACAGACAAAGAAAATAAGGATCAACTTAAGAAAGTTAAATCACAAGCATTGGCCACAGCTAGAGCTACATATGGAGCTAAGAAGCCAAACATAGTTATTGATGATAAAGAATGGGAAGCCATTCAAGCAGGTGCTATAAGTAATAGTAAACAGCTACAAATCTTCAAGAATTGTGATCAAGATGCTTTAAAGCAAAGAGCTCTACCAAAACAAACAAATACACTTAGTGATGCAAAGGTTAGTCGTATTAAGTCTTATAGTGCAAATGGATTCACTATTGCAGAGATTGCTGCTGCAATGGGTGTTTCAACAAGCACAGTTTCTAAGTACTTGTAATTAATGAAAGGACAAAGCAATGGAAACAGTTTCAAATGATTGGATGCTAACAACTTCCGACAATCCTTACAATCCTTTCACACAGTTTGATGAATGGCAAATGTTCGATTCGTTGCAAGGTTACAACACTTGTTCTTACTTAGATAGAATTTGTGTAACTTCTGACAATTTATCAAAGTCTTTTAATGATTCTGAAATTGATGAAGCAATGAATGAGATTCTTAAGTATGATTTGTTAGGAAATTATGTGAAAGTTAATAAAGAAACAGCACAAAAGTTTGCTGATTATGCAAAGAAAATGATGTATTCATCAGAAGAATCATCATAAACAAATAAAATTGAATATTATTACCTCTATCAGTAGTTTGGGACAGGTAAGTCCCGGCTTTGATAGGGGAGGGGGTCCTGAAAATTGACACCCCCTACTGCATCGCGGCCGTCTTAAAAAAATCTCCGGAGGGATATTTTTGAAAAGCAATTTGGACCCGGTGCATATTTTTCGTAGACATCTTTATAGAACATACAAGCTCTTATCGGTATTTTATCTCCTTTCACCTGATATTCAGGCGCAAACAAGTTCACATAGCCTCTTTAAGCTCGAAAAAGAGGTATAAAACAGGTTTGTATGTTCTATAAAGATGTCTACAACTCTATATAAACATATGTGAACAATAGGAGATGAGATAGTAATGCCTAAAAAAGAAGACAGAAAACCTGCAGCTTCATTAGAAGAGCGGGAGAATCGTATGGTGGCAGCAGCTATGGACCTCGCAGAGAAACAATTATTAGAAGGAACAGCATCAGCTCAGGTCATTACACATTTTTTGAAGATAGGTTCTTCTAAAGAAAGACTTGAGCGAGACATAATGGGTGAACAGAAAGATTTAATAAGTGCAAAAACACAGGCGTATAAGTCAGCAGATGAGCAATTGAATATGTACAAGAATGCAATACGTGCAATGGGTATATATTCTGGTGAAGATGACCCAGGAGATGACATTGATATATGAAAACATATTCAGAACTTATACAACTTTCAACTTTTGAAGAGCGCTTAGCATATCTTTCTTTCAAATCAGTTATTGGACACGAGACCTTTGGAGGAAGCAGATGGTTAAACCAAACTTTCTACAGGTCTCCAGAATGGAAGCATTTCCGGCGTAATGTTATATTGCGTGACAATGGATGCGATTTAGGTATTGACGGTTTTACGATATACAACGGAATTTATATTCATCATATTGAACCTATAACTCCTCAAGACATACAAGCAAGGAATTTGGAGAAATTACTGAATATGGATAACACTATATGTTGCTGCCTCAACACTCATAATCTGATTCATTACGGAGATATTTCAAATGCTGTTATTGCACCTATAGAACGAACACCAAACGATACCTGTCCATGGAAACAATAGGAGATACGACAATGAATGATGTTTTAATAGAAAGCATTTTATGTTCTGTAAAGAAGCAGGTCAATGTAGCTCCGGAATGTACAAGCTTTGATGAAGACTTAGTTATGTACATAAATGCACAGCTTGCAATATTAAATGATATTGGAATCGGAACAGATGGATTCACAATTTCTGACGACACAAGCACATGGGCAGACTTTATACCGGACAACGTGGCCTTGGCTAATTTAGCAAGAACATACACAGGCATAAAAGTAAAAATCATATTTGACCCACCAACAAACTCGATAGTTTTGGAAGCAAGTAAAAGCTATGCTAAGGAACTTGAATGGCGAATGAGTGAAAAGGTCAAATTGTTACAGGAGGAATAAATGTGGCAATATAATTACGACGCACTATTAGCTCCTGATGAACTGGAGCATTCTGGACGTAAAGGTATGAAATGGTATCAACATATTTTTACGAAAAAAGATGGAAGCTTGAATTATCTGGGTAAACGAAAAGCGAAGAAAATGAAGGATGACTATACCCGGCTGACAGGTAAGCAGCTTCGTAGGAATCCAACAAAAAGCAAAGGGTCTAAACCAGTAAACGAAATGACTGATGCTCAGATTCGCAAAAGAATTGAACGTATCAGACTTGAAAACGAATTAAATAGCTTGCAACCAGCCAAAGTTTCAAAAGGTAAAGCAATTACACAGAAATTAAGTAGAAACTTAACGGATATGGCTATTGAACGCGGAACACGGATACTTGGTGATTATGTTGAAAAGAATGTGAGGAACAAGTTAGGTCTTAATGCTCAGTCCACTAAATCCCAATCTCAAATACTTGCGGATAAGGCTAGAGATTTAGAAAATCAGTGGAAAATCATTGAAAATCAAAGAAAGATTGACAATGCCAAAGCACGTTCTGCAGCAGAGAGCCAACAAAAGTCTGATAAGAATAAGCAACAGCAGTCGAATTCTCGAAAAGAAGAGCAGAGCAATAAGCATGAGACAAACAGAACAACGTCTCAGCACACAAACTCTGATGATATTCTTAGAGGTACTGTTGAAGACATTCCATCTGGAACACGCGAGACTGGAAGACAGTATATAGCGTACTTGCTAAAAGATAAACATAGGTAGGTGAACAATAATGGCATTATCTAATACGGCTGTGCCTTACTATTACGGCCAATTTAGAGATGCTGTAATTAGAGGTGAAATCCCGATATCTAATGAAATCGCCATGGAAATGCAACGAATCGACGAACTAATTGCCGATCCACAATATTACTATGACGACAAAGCGATAAACGGATTTATAGCTTTCTGTGAGAACGAGCTGGTTTTAACAGACGGTTCAGACTTACACTTACTTGACTCGTTCAAACTTTGGGCAGAGTCTATATTTGGCTGGTATGAGTTTGTAGAGAAAACTATACCGGAGCCAGATGGTCGAGGCGGCATGCACTATGTCACTAAGACAATCAAGAAGCGACTCATTAAAAAGCAATATTTAATTGTTGCACGAGGAGCCGCTAAATCAATGTATGCATCATGTATACAAAACTATTTTCTATGTATTGACAAAACTTCATCGCATCAGATTACAACAGCACCAACTATGCCTCAGGCAGAAGAGGTTATGTCACCAATTCGTACTGCAATCACTCGTTCAAGAGGCCCACTGTATACATTTCTTACAGATGGCTCAATTAACAACACAACAGGTTCAAAAGCCAACAGGCAAAAACTCTGTCCTACAAAGAAAGGAATTCAGAATTTCCTGACTGGTTCACTACTTGAAGTTCGTCCAATGACAATTGATAAGCTTCAAGGATTGCGAGTAAAAGTTGCGACAATTGATGAGTGGCTTTCTGGTGATGTAAGAGAGGATGTAGTTGGAGCGATTGAGCAGGGAGCAGCAAAAGAGCAAGGTGGAGGAGCAAATGATGATTATCTGATAGTGGCTATCAGCTCAGAAGGAACTGTCAGAAATGGTTCCGGCGATACAATCAAAATGGAGTTAATGAGTATCCTTAAAGGCGACTATAAAGCTCCGCATACTTCTATCTGGTGGTACAAGCTGGATGATATTAAGGAAGTTAACGACCCACGTTATTGGATGAAAGCAAATCCTAACATTGGTATCACTGTATCTTATGAGACTTATCAGTCTGACGTGGAGAAAGCAGAAGCCAATCCCGCAGCAAGGAATGATATTCTTGCAAAACGTTTTGGCATACCAATGGAAGGTTACACATATTTCTTTACTTATGCTGAAACACTTGTACATCGCAAGAGAAGCTATTGGCAGATGGCGTGTTCTATGGGAGCTGACATGTCCCAGGGCGATGACTTCTGTGCATTTACATTTATGTTCCCAATTGGTAATGGACAGTTTGGAATTAAGACACGTTCTTATATTACAACCTTGTCATATTCGAGATTACCAAGAGCGCTTAAAGATAAATATGATGAATTTATTGCTGAGGGCAGTTTGATAGTTATGGAAGGAACAATCCTTGACTTAATGAATGTCTTTGATGATGTAGATGCTTATATAACTAAGAATGAGTATGATGTTCGATGCTTTGGATATGATCCATATTATGCAAAGGAATTTGTGGAAAGATGGGAAAGAGAAAATGGTCCATTTGGTATAGAGAAAGTGCAGCAGGGAGCGCGAACAGAGTCCGTTCCACTAGGTGAGTTAAAGAATCTTGCTGGTGAACGAATGCTCTTATTTGATGAGCAAATCATGTCGTACACAATGGGTAATGCTATTACTCTTGAAGATACAAATGGTAACCGTAAGCTTTACAAGAAACGAAGAGAACACAAGATCGATAATGTGGCAGCTATGCTTGACGCATTTGTGGCATACAAGCGTAATTTAGATGCGTTTTAGGAGGAATAAATAGAAGTAAAGCCCATACTTAATCTAAGTACAGGCTTTTATTGCTCGATAATCTTCATATAAAATTTTCTCCATAAAACAGTTCACATATATTCAATTGTGCTATCCGACTTTTTTAAATAAGTCTTTCTTGATAGACTTTAAAAGATTTTCATTAATTGAAAGCATGCAGTTTTCAACCAGTGTAGCTACTGCCGAAGTAATAATTTTCTTGTTATATCCTTCAATACCACCACATGTCTTAACGTGATGCATATGGGCAGCAGCACCGCTAACCTTACGACCGTTTTCATTGATGTAAGGATTATATAAATCTTTTTTATCCATACTATCATACTCCTTTCTATGTTATTTGAAGATTCTAATATCTCCATAATCAATCATAACTAAATAGCGTGAGTATGTCAATACTATATTTTTAAAGAAGGATAAATTATGTGGCAATATAACTATGATTATTACGACATAGCCCCAGACGAGCTTATGCACTATGGTAAGCTTGGCATGAAGTGGGGCGTAATACATAATCCAGCTAAAGCTTATGCTAAAGCTGTAAATAAACGTAATTCATTAAATTCGAAATTAGATAAGAATAGAATTGCGTATGAGAAAGCCAAAATAAAGGCCAATAATGGTGCTTCTGCTAAGTATAAAAAATATCAGGCTAAAGCTGATAAGATGCATTACAAAAGCAGCAAGGCATTGGACAAAATGTATAAACATGCTAACCCCTTGATTCGTACAAGCATATCAGATGATTTGTATCAACGTTCTAGGAGAAAGGCCGATAAATATCAGGCTAAATTCATGAAATCTCAAAGAAAAGCAGATAAATACAAATCTGCATATGATAACAGAGCTGCTAAAGCAGGAGCGGCAGAATCTAAGTATTTAAGATCTAAGCATAAAGCTGAAAAATGGCAGGAAGCAATAGATAAATCATTTAGAAATGTAGACGTTAATTCACTGCCTATTCAATATACATCCGCTGGTAAAGCATATATTGAAAAGCTTAAAAACGCTGGATAGCAAAGGAGCCTTATGCAGCAACATGAATTATTAAATAATTCAAAATGGTATCAGAATCCGTAAGGGTTCTTTTTTTATACCAAAATTTAAAGGAGAAAAGAAATGGCATTATCAGTAGGCACACGTTTGAAACATGCCTGGAACGCATTTTTAAATAGAGCACCAACTCAATACAGAGATATTGGAAATGGCTCAGGAATAAACCCAGGGCGAGCCAAGTTTACAAGAGGAAATGAACGCTCGATTATCAATTCACTTTTCAATCGTATTGCAATGGATGTGGCAGCGCTAGATATTAAGCATTGTCAATTGGATTCAAACGAACGATATAAAAACACTATATCGTCAGGTCTTAACGACTGCTTGACACTAAGTGCAAACATTGACCAAACCGGTAGGAATTTAAAGCAGGATATTGTTATGTCCATGTTTGATGAAGGCGTTGTAGCTGTCGTACCAGTAGATACAACCGATGACCCGGATAATACAGACAGTTACATTATTGACACTATGCGTACCGGAAAAATTGTTGAATGGTATCCGCGCCATGTAAAAGTCCGATTATACAATGACCGAACTGGGCATAAGGAAGAAGTTATTTTACCGAAGTCTGACGTGGCCATTATAGAGAATCCATTCTATGCAATTACGAATGAACCAAATTCATCAGTTCAACGACTTATCAGAAAGTTAAATCTGTTGGATGTAATTGATGAGCATAATGGGTCAGACAAGCTCGACCTTATCATACAGCTTCCATATACGGTTAAAACCCCGGCAAAGAAAGCTATGATAGAGGAACGCCGAAAAGAGATTGAAGAGCAGCTAACTGGTTCAAAGTATGGAATAGCATACCTTGATGCAACAGAGCACATAACCCAGTTGAATAGGTCTTTGGAGAATAATCTCCTTAAACAAATCGAGCTACTTATCAACATGGTATATAGTCAGTTGAGTATTACAACGAGTGTAATGGATGGCACTGCAGACGAGCAGACCATGCTTAATTACAATAACAGAACTATTGAACCTATCGCATCTGCAATCGCAGACGAGTTCAAAAGAAAGTTCTTATCTAAAAATGCAAGAACTAGAGGACATACGATCATGTTCTTTAGGGATGCTTTCAAATTAGTTCCAGTTAACAACATTGCAGATATTGCAGACAAATTCACACGTAACGAAATCATGTCTACCAACGAGATGCGCGCCGTTATCGGTATGAAGCCGGTTGACGACCCTCGGGCAGATGAACTTCGTAATAAGAATCTTAATCCAGGTGAAAACCAGTCATTTGCATCCACTACAGATGGAGACCCAGATGAAGATTACGACTATGGAACTGATTACTAATAAAACAAGGAGGAAAACATCAAAATGGGATTCAATCCAAATGATTATGACTTTGCAGGCTATGCAACAATGAATGATATTTTATGCAGCGATGGGAGAATCATTAAACGTGATGCATTCAAAGCTCAGGATGGCAGCCGTATTCCATTACTTTGGAATCATGACCATCGGAACATTAGCGATGTTATTGGACATGCTGATTTGGAAAATCGTTCTGACGGTGTGTATGCATATTGCAAATTTAATAACAGCGAAAACGCCAAGATGGCAAAAGAAATTGTCCAGCATGGCGATATTTCATCACTTTCTATTTATGCAAACAAGCTTAAACAGATTGGAAATGAAGTCTTACATGGCGTTATCAGAGAATTAAGTCTTGTCCACGCGGGGGCAAATGATGGTGCTCAGATTGACTGGGTATTAGCTCACAGTGACGACCCAGAGGCAGGTGAAGGTTTTATTTACAATGGCAATTTACCTATTACCATCCTGTGTCATTCAGATGATAAGACAAATGTACCAAAGGAAGGAGATACAAAGGTGCCAGATAACAATCAGAAGCCGACTCAGCAGCAGAGCGACAAAACAGTAGAAGATGTCATTAATTCTATGACAGAAGAGCAGCAGAAAGTTTTATATGCACTAGTTGGAGCAGCTAGTGAAGGTGAATTAGACGACGATAATGAAGGAGGAGAGTCAACCATGAAGCACAACGTTTTCGACAACGACAACAATTCAGAGGAGGCACTGCTACATTCAGCAATTATTGATGAGGCAATCAAAGACGCTAAGAAGTATGGCTCAATGAGAGAGAGCTTCATCGAGCACGCAGCAGCAAATAACATCAAAGATATTAATATGCTTTTCCCGGAGCCAACAGAGCTCAATGTACCACCAACATTCATTAAGAAAGATGAGACATGGGTAAGTGATATTATGGACTCAGTTCATCATGTACCTTTCTCAAGAGTAAAGACAACATTTGCTACTCTTGATGCTGATGAGGCTAGAGCAAGAGGTTACATTAAGGGTAACATGAAGAAAGAGATTGCTCTCGCTCTTCTTAAGAGAGTTACAACCCCTACAACTGTATACATCAAGTTAAAGATGGATAGAGATGATGTTGTAGATATTACATCATTTGATGTAATCGAGTGGCAGCGTGCAGAGATGCGTAGTCAGCTTAATAAGGAGCTTGCACTTGCTATGCTTCTTGGCGATGGCAGAATTGCATCATCTGATGATAAGATCAATGAGCAGAACATCCGTCCTGTAGTATCTGACGAAGATATGTATACTATCAAGTACACAATCAAAGAGGGTACAGATTACAAGATCAAAGGCAGCTCATACTCTGATAACGATTCAGAGTATAAGGGAGTTATTCGTGGATCTGTTAAGGCACGTAAGGATTACAAGGGCTCAGGAAGGCCTACGTTCTACACAACAGAAGATACGCTTACAAACCTTCTTCTCCTTGAGGACCAGAATGGACGTGTACTCTATGAGTCAGAGGAGAAGCTTGCGACAGCTATGCGTGTAAAGAAGATTGTAACTATTCCAGAGATGGAAAATTACAAAGATATTTACGGAATCATTGTTAACATGGCCGACTACACAGCTGGTGCTGATAAGGGCGGCGCAGTTAACACATTCGATGATTTCGATATCGATTACAACCAGATGAAGTACTTAATGGAGACTCGTATGAGTGGTGCTCTTACAACACCATACTCTGCAATAGTCCTTAAGAAAGCTGCAGCAGCTGGCAGCGGTACACAGTCAGCAGGCGGATCATCACAGACAACTGGTAAATAAAAAGTCTGAAATAATCAAAATGGGACACTAGGAGGCAATATGGGTAGATTTTATGGAAATATCGGATTCAATGTACCAGGTGAAACAGCGCCAGGTGTTTGGTCTGATTCATACATAGAGCATCATGCATATTTTGGCGATGTTACAAGAGATTATAGAAATCTCGAAACGTCTGGCTCTAGCGTCAATAGTAGCCCAAACTTGAACACCATTATAGCAATTGTTGGGGATGAGTTCGCTTTTGAGCACATTCCTGACATGCGTTATGTGGAATATTTAGGTTCCAAATGGACTATTAAATCTGTTGAACCTAAGGACAGAAAACTAATCTTAACTATTGGAGGAGTCTATAATGGCGGATAGAATCACGCTGCACAATAAACTGGTGGAGATTCTCGGCACAAAAAATGTATATTTTCAGCCTCCACCGAAGTTAAATCATCCTTGCATAAAGTACGAACTGGGAATCCAGAAACGTATACAGGCAAACAATAACAACTATATAAAGAAACAAGGATACACAATTACTCTTATTGATTACGACCCGGATAGCAAATTCAAGGAAAAACTTGAAGAATTACCGTACTGTGCTTTTGACAGACACTTTACAACTTCTGGGCTTAATCACTTTGTATTCACAATATTTATTTAAGGAGGAACCTAATAATGGCAGGTAAGAAATTAGTATGGGACCAGACAGGCGAGAGAGAGTTTGAGACTGGTGTCAGCAAAGGTGTACTTTACGTTGCTGAGGGCGGAGCTTATCCTAAGGGAGAGGCTTGGAATGGTCTTAGTAAAGTATCTGAGGCTCCAGAGGGAGCAGATGCTACAGCAGTATATGCCAACAATAAGAAGTACTTAAATCTTGTTGCAGATGAGCAGTACAAGGCTACAATCAGCGCTTACACGTATCCAGATGGATTCAAAGAATGTAACGGTGAGTCTTCACTTGGCAAGGGTGTTACAATCGGACAGCAGAAGAGAAAAACATTTGGGTTCTCTTTTCAGACACTTATCGGAAACGATACAGATGGAACAGATCATGGCTACAAGATTCATCTCGTATACGGTTGTACAGCAGCTCCATCATCTGTTGATCATTCATCAGTTAATGAATCACCTGAGGCAGCCGAGATGTCATGGGAGATTTCTACAGTTCCTGTAGATGTACCAGGCTTCAAGCCAACTGCAACTCTCGAAATTAACTCAACAAAGACTGATGCCGCTACACTCAAGAAGATTGAGGATTTATTATACGGTACAGAAGAGGCTGAGGCTAAATTGCCTCTTCCAGCAGAGATTATCACTCTTCTTGGCGCAGCTACAAACGTGTAAAATAGTCGACAGATAATCAAAATAGTGCTATACTGACAATAGTTGATGCATAGGAGGAACGTATTATGAAACTTATTTCACTTACATGTCCAAATTGTAATGCTAACTTGGACGACATAGACTCAAGCAGGCCGTTTTGCTATTGTCAGTACTGTGGCACTAAAATAGCTTTAGATGATGGCACTATTCGAAAAGAAACTCATATTTATGATGAAGCCAAGATTAAAGAAACAGAATCCTCAGAGCGAGTTAAAATGCGAGAAATGGATGCCAAGCGTGAACGCTCCAAACAAATGAACGAAATATTAAAATATGCTTTAATATTTGCAGCCGTATTACTTGTAGTTGGCATTGTGCTTGCTGCATTTGATGTTGAAATAGGCTGGTATATTATATTGTTGGAGATGCTAGCTGCTGGATTGGTATTTGACTATGCAATAATACACAAAGATAAAAAAAAATAAATAAATTAATTGATTTACAGATCATCACTTCGATGGTCTGTTTTTTTTTGTTTTAAAATGAAAGGAGATAATTATTATGTTATGTAAAACAATAGAGTACGAGGATTTCCTCGGTAATAAACGTAAAGATGATTGTTACTTCAATCTTTCAGAAGCAGAAGTAGTAGAGATGGAGCTTTCAACAACAGGCGGCTTGTCAGAGATGGCAAAACGTATTGTAAAAGCTAAAGATACTCCATCAATGGTAAAAATATTCAAGGAGCTTATTCTTAAGTCATACGGAGAGATTTCTCCAGACGGAAAACGATTCATGAAAACTCCTGAAACCTCAAAGGCTTTTGAAGAGACACCAGCTTACTCTAAACTGTTTATGGAATTAGTTGCAGATACCGATAAAGCAATTGATTTCTTTAATGGAATCACACCTGGCGACAAGGATACTGCAGAGATCAAAAAGCAGGCATTAGAGCAGCTCGAACAGTAATATGCTTACATTAACAGTTCCACCATCAGATGCAATTAGATTGTGGGATGAACAAAATGAAGTATTTTACACTAAACCGCCATTTAAAGGCGGAATTCTTAAACTAGAACATTCTCTAATTTCAGTATCTAAATGGGAATCCAAATGGTGCAAGCCATTCATAGATTCAAAGAAAACTAACGACGAGGTTTACGATTACATACGTTGTATGGCATTGAATGTAAACGAATCAGACCCAATCTTCGATTATTTATCCACTGAAAATCATGAAGCAATTAATAAATACCTAGAGCGTCCAATGACAGCTACAACTTTGCCAAAAGAAAGAGGCACAAGTAAAAAAATAATAACTTCGGAAGTTATTTACTATTGGATGCTTGAGCTTGGTATTCCTTTCGAATGCGAGAAATGGAATATCAAAAGATTGATTGTTCTCATTAGAGTTACTGAATTAGAAAGAAATAAAGGAACAAAGAAAGTACCTCAACGTGACATGATATCTAAATATGCTGAGATAAATGCCAGAAACAGAGCGCGCTTTCATTCAAAAGGATAGAACTTGACATGATTACATTTAGACAAAAGGGAGATTTCTCAAAGCTTAATCGTTATTTCGAGAAGCTTAAAGAAGGAATCAAAATAGGGAATTTAGATAAATACGGACGTGCCGGAGTTGAAGCATTGTCCAATGCAACCCCAAAAGACACTGGACAGACAGCAAGTTCTTGGTATTACGAGATAAAACGATCAAATGGTTCAGTGTCTATACAATTTAAAAATTCGAATGTTCACGAAGGAGTGCCGATCGCCGTTATTTTACAGTACGGTCATGGCACAGGAACCGGAGGCTGGGTAGAAGGAAGAGATTACATCAATCCTACTATTCAGCCTATTTTTGATGCAATAGCAAACAATGCTTGGAAGGAGGTTACTAGCGTATGAGTCAAACTGTAGATAATAAAGTTGTAGAGATGCGATTTGATAACGACCAATTTGAAAAAGGTGTCGCTACGAGTATGTCTACAATTGATAAACTCAAAGCCAAACTCAATTTTCAAGATGCAGATAAATCGCTCAGTTCACTTTCGGATTCTGCAAAAAAAGTGGACATGAGCACACTAGCAAATAGTGTTCAGAAGGTTGGTCTTCAATTTTCATCATTGCAGGTTATAGCTGGAACAGCTTTAGCCAATATTACAAATAATGCTGTAAATACTGGCAGGAAAATACTTTCTGCTTTGACTACTAATCCTGTTAAAGATGGTATGTCAGAGTATGAAACCCAGATGAATGCTGTACAGACAATTCTGGCAAATACTCAAAAAGAGGGAACGAATGTTAAAATTGTAAATAAATATCTTGATGAATTAAATACTTATGCCGATAAAACTATTTACAATTTTTCAGAAATGACACGTAACATCGGTACGTTTACAGCAGCAGGAGTAAAACTCGGTACATCAGTGTCATCAATCAAAGGTATTGCAAACCTTGCAGCAACATCAGGTTCTAATGCTCAACAGGCATCTACAGCTATGTATCAGCTTTCACAGGCAATTGCGGCGGGTAAAGTTCAGTTAATGGACTGGAATTCAGTTGTGAATGCCGGAATGGGAGGACAAGTATTCCAGGACGCATTAATACGTACTTCTGAGCATTTAAAAACAGGTGCTAAAGAAGCTATTAATACATATGGATCATTCAGAGAAAGCTTGTCAAAAGGTGAATGGCTTACAACTCAGGTTTTAACAGAAACTCTCGACCAGTTTGCCACAGCAGCAGATACGCAAGAAGAATATGAAGCAGCTGTAAAAAAGTTCGTTGACGAAGGATATTCTCAGGAAGAAGCAGAGCAAATTGCAACAATGGCTAAGACTGCTGGAGAAGCTGCAACAAAAGTAAAAACATTCAGCCAGCTTATAGACACATGCAAGGAAGCCTTGGGCTCTGGATGGACCACAACATGGCGGCTTATATTTGGTGATTTCGAAGATGCTCGTAAACTCTGGACAAGTGTTAGCGATGCGATTGGCGGGTTTATTAATAAATTCTCAGATGCTCGTAATAAAGTACTGGACAGTGCATTATATAACAATTTTAAGAGTCTTGGCGAAAGAATTAAATCCGTCGGAGAAGCAACAGAAACTGTTACTAAAGTCACTGAAAATTTCGGAGAAGTAGTAAATCGAGTTATTGGCGGAGAATTTGGAAACGGCGCAGAACGAGTTCAAAAACTTACAGAAGCAGGCATGGATTGGGCTCATATTCAGAATCTTGTAAATGAGCAACTCGGTGACTCAACAAGACATGCAACAGATTACAAAGAAGCTCAGGAAGAGGTAACAAAAGCCCAGGCCGAAGCAATTGAATCATTTGCAGCAATGTCTGATGAACAGCTTACAAATATTGGATTTACACAGGATGAAATTTATGCTTTACGAGACCTTGAAGCTCAGTCAAAGAAAACTGGCAAATCTATGCAGGAACTTCTTGAAGAAGAGTCGAGCAGAAAAGGCGGACGAGAGCTTTTAATAGAATCATTCACAAATATTGGCAAAGCTATAGGGACAATATTCAAATCTGTTGGTGAAGCATGGAAATCAGTATTTGACCCAATAACATCAAGCGACCTGTATGGTGTGATTGAGAAATTTCACAGCATGTCTGAATCAATGCTTGGAGTAGGTGAACATGCAGACCAATTAGTATCTACTTTTAGAGGCTTATTTGTTATTTTAAAGTGGGGTACAAACATACTTGGCGGTGGTTTTAAGATTGCCATAAAAGTTGTATCGCTTTTATTAAAAGCATTTGGTTTAAGTTTCCTCGATGTAACCGCGATAATAGGCGACTTCTTATATAAGATTGACCAGTTTCTTAGCGAAAATGACTTTCTTGCTGCTGGCGTTAATCTTTTGGCAGAAGGAATCAAAATGGTGGCTTCTGGACTAAAAGAATTATATGATTACATATCTAGTCTTCCAGAAGTGCAATCTTTCTTAGAGAAAATAAAGTCCATAGACCTAAGCGATGTAGCTCAAGGATGGATTGAGTCGCTATCAAGCGGAGTTAAGGAACTTAAGAATCTCGATTTAAAAGAAATAGGCGCTTTTATAATTGAAGGCCTCAAAGATGGTATGAGCGGAAAGATTGGTTCTATTATAGAGGCCATTTCTGAAATCGCTAATACTATTATAGATACAATAAAGGATATTCTTGATATTCATTCGCCTTCGAAAGTAATGATTGCAATAGGTGGCTTTATCGTAGCAGGTTTGATAAAGGGTATTCTTGACGCATTCCCGGATGTAAAAGAATCATTAAACCAATTGACTGGTGGAATGGTAACTTGGTTTGAAAACATAGACTGGAATCAGATATTTGCAGGAATTGCATCAGCTGGATTACTTAACATATCAACTCAGCTTTCCACAGCAATAAAGAATTTCAGTGTGTTCGCTACTCAAATCGGAGGTGTGGCAGCTTCAATATCCGATGTGATAAGCAACATATCGGCCAGCATCAAAGTGGCTACTAAAAGCTTTAAGAAAGTTATGAAAGCTAAAGCTTTTAAAACAAGAGCAGAAGGCATTAAAGAAATAGCGGAATCTCTTTTAATTCTGGCAGGAGCTGTATATATCCTTGGTCAGATGAATAAAGATGAATTAATACGTGCAACCACATGCATTGTAGCGCTTGGAATTGCTTTATCTATAATGACCGTTGCCATATCAAAATTTTCAGAATCGTCAGCGTCGCTTGACAAAAACGGTCTGAATATTAAAGGACTTAGAACATGCCTTATCCAAATGGGTATGGCACTTTTATTAATGGCTGAAACAGTCAAAATCATGGGCAAACTAAACCCAGATCAAGCGACTCAAGGGTTTAAAATGCTGGCTGGATTGTGCGGATTGATAGTAATATTGACAGGTATCCTGGGTAAATGCGTTGACGGTGAACAAATGGCCAATATAAACAAATTTGGTAAAATGATGACCAAGCTGGCTATAGCTTTATTACTCACGATTGCAGCGGTTAAGTTAATAGGGCTTTTAAAACCTGATGAACTTACAAATGGACGAAACTTTGCAATAGCGTTTACAGCATTTGCAATACTATTAGGCATAGCAGCAAGACTTGGCGGTCCAAACGTAAGCAAATTTGGAACAATGATGATAAAGTTAGCGATTGCAATCGGATTAATGGTTGCAGTTGTTAAACTTATAGATTGCTTATCTCCAGAAGCGGCGATAAAAGGCGGTATATTTATGACTGCTTTTATGGCATTTATCGGTTATATGGCAATTGCCTCTATGCTGACCAAAAACGCAAAAGACTTTGGAAAAATGATATTGTCGATTTCTGCCTCACTATTATTACTTGCAATCACTATGCAACTCGTAGGACGATTAAGCCTTGCGGCAATTGGAAAAGGAACACTATTCATGGTTGCATTTGGTGTGTTCGTAACTTGTATGGTTAGTGCATTATCAAAATACGGGGATAAACAAATTGCAAAAGTTGGACTTACACTCGTTGCATTAAGTGTTTCTTTAGCTATTATGGCCGGAGTATGTATATTATTAGGTATGATATCACTTCCTGCGCTTGCAAAAGGAATTGTTGCTATGGGATTTTTAGCAGTATTCATGTCGGGAATGATAGCCGCTACAGAAGGTGCAGAAGATTGCAAAGGTTCAATAATAGCTATGGCTGTTGCAATAGGTGTTATGGCTGCGGCAGTAGCTGCATTATCATTTATAGAATGGCAAAAGCTTTTACCAGCAACAGCTGCACTATCAATGGTTATGTTTATGTTTACGATTATGGAACACGGCGCTAGTAATGTAAAAGGCGCGATGGGCTCAATCATAGCAATGTCTGTGGTTGTTGGATTACTTGGCGTAATGTTAATTGCGTTAAGTCAATGCAAATGGCAAAACACGTTAGCAGCAGCTGCAGGACTGTCAATAGTAATGCTAGCATTCGCTGGAACACTAGCAATTGTTGGCGCTACCGCTCAGGTTGCAATAGCGGCAATACCAGGAATAGCCGTTATGACATTAGCACTTGCTGCTATAACGGTTATGATATATGAATTAGCTCAGTGTAAAACGGAATCAGTTCTGGCATCAGCAGCTAGTCTGTCAGTCTTGTTATTAGCTCTTTCTGTAGCTTTAGCAATAGTAAGTCATATACCAATATCTGGAGCCATAGAAGGTGCACTGGGATTGTCCGCATTTATCGGTATAATGGGATTGGTTCTTGCTGCATTAGGCGGGTTATCACGAATACCGGGACTTACAGAACTAGTGGAAGATGGAGGAAGTTTCTTATCTTCTATAGGATATGCATTAGGCAATTTTGTCGGTAGCATAGTTGGTGGATTTGCAGCCGGAGTTACTTCTGGATTGCCAGAAATTGCCGACAATTTATCTGTGTTTGGAGATAAGATTCAGCCATTCATAACTTCTTTATCTGCAGTTGACCCTATTGATTTTGTAGCAAAAGTTGGGGCACTCACGGCAGGCATATTATTACTCACGGCAGCAGATTTTGTGTCTAGCATAGTGACATTTAGCCCAATTTGTAAAAGCTTTGCAGATTTAGGAAGTGAATTATCACAGTTTATGATAAATGCAATGCCGTTCTTAACAGCAGCATTGCTTATAAGCCCAGACATGATGGAAGGCGTTAAAGCACTTGCTGAAACCATTATGATAATAACAGCTGCAGACTTATTGTCAAACATTACTTCATGGATTAGTGGTGATAATTCCATGGACAAATTCGGAACACAATTGGTTTCATTTGGAAATGCTATAGCCGAATTTTCATCAACTGTAGCTGGTAAAGTGGATGCTAGTGCTGTAGAAGCTGCAGCAAACGCTGGCAAAATAATGGCTGACATGGCATCCACAATACCTAATTCAGGTGGCGTACTAGGATTCTTTGCTGGTGAAAACGATATTGATACATTTGGTACGATGCTTAAGTCATTTGGTAAATCCATTGTATCATTTTCTGAAACTGTAGCTGGTAATATAGACCAAGATGCTGTCCAGGCAGCTGCAGACGCTGGTTCTATCATGGCAAAGTTTCAAGAGACAATACCTAATACAGGTGGAGTTGTTGATTTCTTTACCGGTAAGAATGATATGGCGACCTTTGGCAATAATCTTGAGTCATTCGGTAAGTCAATAGCGTCATTCTCTGAAAAAGTAGCTGGCAAGATAGACTCTGATGCAGTTCAGACAGCAGCAAATGCTGGAGCCATGATGGTGGAATTAAATAAAATAGTTCCAGATGAAGGCGGAGTTAAAGGCTGGTGGTTTGGAGATAATGATTTATCTGATTTTGGCGATAACATTGCTGATTTTGGCGAAGCAATAGCATCATTCTCAGCATCAGTGTCAGGAGCTGTTTCAGCAACAGCAATTAGTAGTGCAATTGATTCCGCTAAAGATTTAGTCGATTTCAACACCTATGCCAAAGATGCTAAATTTGACAATCTTTCGAATTTAAATTTAGCAATAAGCACTGATTTTACAGGTATTGCTGGCTCATTGCAATCAGTATCTTCAACTATATCAGAAGGCATTAGCATAACGAATATAAACAGCATGATTTCATGTTGTCGTTCGTTAGTTTCATTTTCTGCGGAAATCGGAAAAGATTCAGGAAGTAATTTAAAGAGTTTTGCATCAGCATTATCTGATTTTTCAAAACAGATGTCAAATGTCGATACAAGCGGTTTATCTTCATTCTCAAAACAGATGAAGACAATTGGCGATTCAGGTGTGAACGCATTACTTACTTCATTCAAAGGCGCATCTGCTAAAGCTACGGAAGCAGGCTCATCAGTGGCTAAAGCGGTTAGCAGTGGCTTTTCAAAGAATGCATCGTCATTCAATAAAGCTGCCACAAGTGTACTTAATAAAATGATACAAACCATAAAGGGATATAGTTCAAAAGCGTCATCTGCTATGAAAGCTGTAGCTGCTGGTATGGCCGATGGAATTATATCGGGTAAAAGCATGATCGTGAATAACGTCAAAAATGCAGTTAAGGCTGGAGTTACAGAGGCTAGAAGTTATAGAGACGCATTTTATGGAGCTGGCGCTTATCTTGTAAGGGGACTTGCTAACGGCATAAGTGACAATGACTATATTGTTAAAGCAAAAGCAAAAGCTATGGCAAAAGCCGCTACAAAAGCCGCTCAGAAGGAACTCGATGAGCATTCACCATCTAAAGTATTTTACAAAATAGGTAAATACATTCCTATGGGAATGGTTAAGGGTATTGACGCATATGCTTCACAGGCTAAAGATTCATCTAAATCAATGGCTAGGTCTGCCGTTGATGGAGCATCATATGCTTTAGCAGCGCTCACTGATATGATAAATGGTGACATCGATATGTCTCCGACTATTAGACCAGTTGTAGATATGAGCAGTGTTAACGCAAGTGCAAGAGGCATGAATCAATTGCTCGGTGGTAATATAAATTTGGGCTTAAGCGCTCAGTTAAATGCCATTAATTCAAGAATGCGCTCACGCAATCAAAATAGTGGTAATGCTGATGTGATTTCTGCAATCGCAGGATTACGTAAAGAAATCTCTGGAATCAGCAAACCAACTTACCAGATAGACGGAATAACCTATGACGATAATTCAAGTATTTCAAGCGCTATTGAAACACTTGTAGATGCAGTAATAACAGAAAGGAGAATCTAACATGCCAGCAGTATCGAATTTGAAAGTTGCGTTGGAAACCGGAACAACTGGCACATATTTTGCTACCTGGGACTTCAACGAATGGACTAAATCCACAGTAGTTACTGGTACTGCTATGGGTGTAGGTTCTCTTGTCTCAATAGCATCGAACGCAACTTATTATAATGGCCAGCACATGCCTGATTGGGTAAAAAATGATAAATGGTACATTAAGCAAATAACCGGCGACCGTGCTGTAATTGATAAAAATGAGTCTGGTTCTCATAGCATTAATTCGCCGGTTAATGTTGCATATTTATCAGGCGGAACACAACAAACTTCTGTTGTTGACGTAAAAACGCTCGATCATTATGCCACAGAGTGGGATTACAATACTGGCGATGGTATTTGGTTTGTTGGTCAAAAGGGGGATACAACTGACAAATATATATCATACAATGCGCCTTCTAATGCGTTAGTAGTACGTTGCTGGATACTCCCGGTTTCAACATTTCACGATGTAAATGGTACTTCAACTGCATATTGGACGGGTTCGTGGGTATATGCAGACCATTCTCCAGCTGGAGACCCACCTCCAAAGATGAGCACACCTTCTGTTGAAATAAAAAAGTATTCGTTAACTGCGTCATTAACAAACATTGGGGATTATAACGAAAATGGAGATTACAACAAAGTTGACGAGTTACTATTTGAAATATATAAAGATGATGTACTTTACAAAACCGGAACAGTAACTGTAAGATTGGCTCAAGGCGCTTTCACTTGTAACGTTGAAGCAGGAAGCGAATATATGGCTCGAGTTAAAGCTATAAATGATTACTATGGAGCTCAAATATATGGTCCTTGGTCGGATTTCTCAAGTAAAGTAGGAACTATACCGGCCACACCAAACGGAATAAATCAATGCCGGGCAACATCTAAGACCTCAATCATGATTTCATGGTCAGAGGTTAAAAGCGCAACATCTTATGATATTGAGTATGCAACAAAGAAATCGTATTTCGATATCACGGACAAGACAAGTACAAAAACTGGAATCACGAAGACGCAGTTTGAATTTGTAGGTCTTGACAGCGGAAGCGAGTATTTCTTTAGAGTACGTGCCGTCAATGATAAGGGTGAATCTGATTGGACTGCTATAACTTCTGTTGTGATAGGAACAAAACCAGCAGCTCCTACGACATGGTCATCAGCATCTACTGTAGTTACAGGTGAACCATTGGAGTTATATTGGGTTCATAATTCAGAAGATGGCTCGAGATGGAAGTATGCAGAATTGAATATTTTAGTTGATGGTAAAAAGCTAACAACTAATCCAGACCCATTTAAAAATACTCAGGCGGAGGATGATAAAGATGTTACTCCATCGTATCCAATTGATACAAGTATATATTCTGAGGGAACAGTTATAGATTGGTGCGCAAGAACATGCGGCGTAACGCTAGAATATGGCGATTGGTCTGTAGTTAGAAGAATAAATGTTTATGCACCACCCACATTGTCACTCAGTATACGCAATAAGGATAACAATCCGACATCAGTTATTCAGCAGTTTCCGTTTTATATTTATGGATTACCGGGACCTAAAACTCAGGCACCAGTAAGCTATCATGTATCTATAGCAGCTGCAAATAATTACACAACAGTGGACCAAATTGGACAGACAAAAGTTGTGAATGCCGGCGAAGAAGTATATTTCAAAAACTTTGACACTGGCGAAGCATTACTCGTTGAAATGTCAGCGCACAATATAGACCTTGAAAATAATCAGGATTATATAGTTACAGTAGTAGTATCTATGAACTCGGGTCTTACAGCTACAGCGTCAACAACCATATCTATTAACTGGACAGAAAGTAAGTATGAGCCAGATGCGGAAATTGGTATAGATGAAAATTCATATTCCGCATTTATCAGGCCGTATTGTACAGATTCAAATGGCAATCCTGCATCAGGAGTAACATTGGCTGTTTACAGAAGAACTTACGATGGCGATTTTGTTAAAATTGCCGACCAGATAGCATGCAACAGGAATATTCATGTAACAGACCCGCATCCAGCATTGGATTATGCTAGATACAGAATCATAGCAACAGAAGAATCTACCGGAGCAGTGAGCTTTTACGACCCACCTGGCTATCCTATAAATGGACCTTATATTATTCTGCAATGGGATGAAGAATGGTCAAGCTTTGACACTAACAATAGCGATACAATGGTAGACCCACCGTGGGCTGGTTCATTGATTAAATTGCTTTGCAACGTAGATGTATCAGAATCAACTGACCCAGATGTTGAGTTAGTTGAATATATTGGGCGTAAAAACCCAGTTTCATATTATGGAACACAAATAGGAACATCTGCAACATGGAATGTAGATGTTATTAAATCGGACAAAGAAACAATTTATCAGTTACGTCGTATACAAAGATGGATGGGCGACGTGTATGTAAGGGAACCATCTGGTGTTGGCTTTTGGGCTAACATAAAGGTAAGCTTTTCACAGAAACATATAGAAGAGCTGGTTCCTGTAACACTAACAATAACTAGAGTAGAAGGAGATATGTAAGATGGCAGACTGGAGTAAGTCTATGACACAGACATTCGAGTACTATACGGTTAATCCAAATACTTGGAAAGACGTAGACTTACTCACAAATGTCAAATCAGCTACTATATCAAGAGATTTAACAGCAGAAACACTCGGCTCAGCAAACTTTGATATAGATGACGATATAGGAGAATGCTACATTAGAGCATATCTCAAAGTTGTTCAAAATGGGATTACAGAACGTATCCCTCTTGGAACATTCCTTTTACAGACGCAAAGTTCTACGTTTAATGGTAAGCGAGAGACAAGGTCAATAAATGCTTACACACCTTTGATAGAGTTGAAAGAGAATCCGCCAGATTTGGGATATACTATATTTAAAGGTGAGAACATAATGGACAATGCAAAAATCTTAATCAGAGAACACGCGAGAGCCCCGGTTGTACCGGTTAGTAGCGGAATTACTTTATATGGTGATTTTGTTGCTAATTCGGATGACACCTGGCTCTCGTTTCTTTCTGATTTAATTGGAAACGCAAAATATGGATTTGGCTTAGATGAACTAGGTCAAATTCTTTTCTTACCGAAGCAAGATAATCAGGCATTGCAGCCAGTGTGGACGTTTACATCCGACAATGCTTCTATATTACATCCTGGTATGCAGATGGAAAGAGATTTATATGGCATACCGAATGTCTTGCAGGTGATATATACAAAGAACAATGAACATTACGAGACTACAGTAAAAAACACTGACTCAAACAGTCCTGTATCTATTCAAAATAGGGGTAGAGAGATTACAAAAAGAATCACAGACCCTGATATAGGAGGAACTCCAACCAAAGAGATGATAGACGATTATGCTAAGGCTCAGCTTAAGGCGCTTTCTACACTGACATACACCATAAGTTATACACATGGATATTGCCCTGCAAGAGTTGGCGATTGTGTCAGGTTTGTATATCCGGAAGCTGGATTAAAAGACGTTAAAGCTAAAGTATTTAGCCAGTCTATATCTTGCACTCCAGGCTGTCCAGTCTCAGAAAAAGCAACATATACAGTAAAATTATGGGGGTGATTGAAACTCATGAGAAACGTTAATAACTTAGCTACTACTTTTGCTAAGATTATAAAAGAAGATGCTGCAGTCACTAAAGACTCTACTGTTTATGGAACCGCCGTAGAATTTAATGGTAAGATGTACGTCAAACTTGATGGTTCAGAACGAATGACCCCTATCGAGACTACTACAAGTATTAAGGAAGGGGATAGAGTAACAGTTCTGATTAAAGCACATTCAGCCACAGTCACAGGTAATGTTACAGACCCTTCAACAAGCAAATCTGATAAGAAAGCTACAGATGATAAGGTTAAAGATTTGTCATCTCAAGTTAGTGAGTTTGGCGCAGTAGTAGCCGATAAAGTTAGTACTGAGCAATTGCAGGCAGCTGAAGGCAGAATTACAAATCTTGAGGTAGATAACGAGACTGTTAAAGGAACTCTTAAAGCTAATGAAGGTCGTTTTAAGAGCATTGAAGTTGACAATGAGAAGATAAACGGAACGTTAACTGCTAATGAGGGTAGGTTTACCGCAATCGAGTCAAATATGCTTACTGCAAAAACCGCAGATTTGAAGTATGCAACAATCAAAGATTTGGAAGCAACGGATGCAACAATTCATAACTTATCGGTAGATTATGGTGATTTCGAGAAAGCTACAGTAGATAATTTAAAAGCTAGAAAAGCTGAAATCGATGATTTATCTGCTAAAAAACTCAATGCAACAGATGCAGAACTTAAGTACGCTAATATAGACTTTTCGAATATTGGCGTGGCAGCTATTGAACAATTCTACGCAACATCTGGCATTATTAAAGATTTAGTTATAGGTGACCAGACGGTTACAGGAGAAATTGTAGGCGTTACTATCAAGGGTGATTTAATTGAGGGTAACACAATCGTAGCTGATAAGCTTGTAATGAAGGGTGACGATGGTCTATTTTATAAGCTTAATATAAGTGCTGCTAATGGAGTAAATGCTGAGCAGACATCGTACAATAGCATAAATGGAAGCATTATAACTGCAAAATCTATAACGGCTACCCAGATATCTGTTAAAGATTTAGTAGCTTTTGATGCCACAATTGCCGGATTTCATATTAAAGATACAGCTATATATTCAACTGGCAAAGAGTCTGCAATGAGTACAGTACGAGGCATATATTTAGGTAAAGACGGTCAGCTTGGATTTGGCGATGGCAATAACTACATCAAATTTTATGTTGATACTGATGGAAAATATAAGCTTGGTATATCTGCCGAAAGTCTTACATTTGCTACTGGGCAGAGTGTAAAAGATGCTATTGATGAAGTTGATAGCAAAGTAGACGCTATAAAATCAATTGATTCAACAGCTATTGGCTA